TTAAAAAATTTCATGGATTTTTTTACTTGCTTTCTCCATCATATCATCTGTTACGTGACTATAAGTTTTTATTGTTTGTTCTACGTCATGTCCAGCTAACCTAGCAACAGTTTTAAAATCTAATCCATTAGCAATAAGTATTGTTATATAAGTATGCCTTAATTCATGCAAACTTACTCCTGCATATTTTTTTAAATCTGGAACTAAATATTTTCTTATATTGGAAGCAGAACATGGTAATATTCTATTATTTATATCTATCGGGTTAGATTCCTTGAATGTTTTTAAGTATTTAATCAATTCTAATGGTATAGGTACAACTCTATAGGAATTTTTGCTTTTAAGAGCTCCTAGAACCGATTTGTTAGTGCTCTTATCTATTTTCCATTGCTTATTAATAGTCAATTCCATATTGCTAAAATCAACATTATCCCATGTAAGACCACATATCTCACTTTCTCTTAATCCACATTTTCCAGCTATCAATGCAGCAACATAATATTTATTATCTTTTATCTTAAAAAGCAAATTATCTAGTTCATTTTTGCTTAATGCTTTTTTTTCTTTTTTAGATTTATTTACAGGTATTTTGAACTTTTTTAGGTTTATGGAAAATAATGAGTTATAGTTTTCTGTATAATAGTCAAATATTAGCTTTATTGATTTGATGTATCCTTTTATAGTGGATTCTTTCAATCCTTTTTGTATTAAATCATCGATACAATTTTGTATATCAATTCTCTTTATGTCTATAACTTTAATATTTGAAATATTATTAAACGCTTTAATAGAGAACCTATAATTATTAATTGTATTATGTTCTTTGTATAATATAGAATGTTTTATAAAGTCATCTGAAAGTTTACTAAAAGTTATATAATTGTACTGAGCATTAATTATGTTGGTGGTATTTAATTCTTTCTTTAACTCCAAAACTCTTTTATCAGCAGCAAATTTAGCTTCTTTTTTAGTATTAAACCCTTGTTTGGCTTTTTGCCTCCATTTGTTGTTTTCTTTATAACTTATTAAGTATTGCCATCCTTTATCTTTCTGTCGATAGGTAATATTGTATTCTAAATCCATAAAATCAACTCCTTTATTTTTATAATTAACAATTTATAGCATAAAATTCGATCTTTTAACGAATATATGTTCTTTAAAGACTCTAAAAATTAAACAGATACTTTTAGATAACTGGATTAATTATTTATATAGCTATTTATATTATTGAGTACTATCCAAATTTAATCAGTTAAAGTAATATTTTAGATTAATTTTGGATAGTATATGTATAAAGCTATAGTATGTCGTGAGATTCTTCTGACATAGCTAAGGATTGCCTATATTCTGTAGCAACGGGTACTTTTGTGAAGTGAACAGTATTATTGAAATTCGCTTTGACAACATCTTCTATTTCATCAAGTGTTACATTGAAAAATTCTTTTCTAGGATTTACTTTATTAATACTTTGATTTTTAAAATGTTGATGTAGTTTAGTTTCAAGAGCTGGTGCATCATCACTAAAAATCATTGCATGCACATCAAATTCAAAAGGTACAGATGCACTACTTAGCTCTTTTATTCTATCCATTGGCTCTAAACGTCTAGTCATACCTATTTTATATACATCTTTTCCAAATGATCCTATATTGGATATTATATACACAAATCCAGCTTTAGCATTGGTAGTACGTTCTAATACATTTTCTTTTGCTTTTTCTAGTTCTTTCAGTTTTTCTTCTAATTCTTTAACTTTATCAATATATAATTGTTTTTCAGTATCATTTGAAGTTTTCTGCAAGTATTTCATTAGTTTATTTATTTCATTTGTAAATTGAGTTTGATCTTTTTCAATTTTTTTCTTTTCTTGTTCAAGTTCTCTGCGGACTTTTTCTTCTTCTATCATTTGAGCTTTTATTTCTTTCTGTTGTTCTATTTCTTGTTGACGTTTTAATTCATAAGTATAAACTAAATTTAACTCTTCTAATTTTAATTCTAAAAGTGTTTTATCTAATTCTAATCCATCAACTTTGAAGATTTTATTTATACTTTCAAATGATTTGCTGATTTTCCCTCTCATATTGTCAATATTTTTTACTGAAAGATTCATGAGAATGTTATCACATTCAGTATTAAAACATCTAAGTATCTGTTTTAAATTATTATTTATTACTGATTTATTAGCATTAGAATAAACAATTACAGCATCATTAGATTTTATCAACTCTTTTTCTTGCATTTTTATAAGTGTAATCTTATTTTTACATTCTTCAGAGGTTAAACCATCATAATCAGATAAGTCATAATGTTTAAGTATAACATTTGCACAAAGATCATTGTATTCATTATTTAGAGTATTGTATTTATCATTTAATGAACTATACTCTGTTTCTAATGTTGCTAGTTTGATTTTGTAAAGATTTTCGAGGTCTTGATTTTTATTAGAATAATCGTTTTTTAAGTTTTCATTTTTTTGAGTATATTCCTCACTTAAATTTTTAATTTTACTATCTAATTCATCTATAAGACCATATTTATCAAAAAGTTTTTTATCATGATTGTATTGAAGGATTGTAAAAACAATTCCTAAAATAGGGAAGATTAAAAAAATAGGAACTGCAATTCCTAAAAAAGACAGGGCAAAAAATAAATTTATGACCCATGTGTTTAGATACCATTTTTTTCTCATTTTAAAACCTCATTTCTGAATTTTGATTATATTAAAAATATTTTAAATATTAAATTTTATTTTTATCAATTCAATAGGAACCTTAAGAAAAGATGATAATTGTTCTATTGAATAATTTTCAATAGAATGCTTGTCTAAATTATCTATATCGATTAATAATTCTGCGGCAAACATATTAGCTTCACGTTCAAATTTGCCACGTGCATATAAGGTGTGGTCATGCAAAAAGAATGTAGAATCTGAACTATGCATTATAGCATGACCTAGTTCATGCGCCATTACCATCTGTAAATCTTTATTATCAATAATTCTAGTCATATTTATAATTATAAATTTTCTTTTAAGGATTTTTTTAAATAACCCTCTAGGAGAATCAATAGACATATATTTATACCTAATAGAAATATTCAGTTCTTTAGCAATAGCAATTGGATCTCTAGTTTTATATTTTTTTATATAGTAACTAGCTTCCTTTTTATAACCAACCATGTAATACACCACCAACTATTTTTTTCTCTTATTCATTGTTTTCGCTTCCCAAAATAATTCTGACATTAAATCCAACATTTCTTTTTTAGCTTCCTCATTGAGTTCGTCATCCATAAAGAAAGCTTCAGTTGCTTTTTTCATTTCTTCTATGTACTGTTTTTTATCTCTAGATGTAATTTTGTACTTATCTATATATTCTCTTGGAACATTAATGCTGATATTATGAGATTCATCATTTTCTAGAGTACTATCATCTAATAAGAGATAATCTACAGTAACATTTAAAACCTGGGCCAATCTTATCAAATTTTCATTACTAGTACCTTGCTTATTACTCTCAACCATCCCAATTGTAGAGCGTTTTATGCCAGTTGCTTCAGCAAGTTCCTTTTGAGTCATACCAATAGATTTTCTAAGTTTTTTTATTTTATCACCTAACATAATTTTCACCTCATATGACAATTTTATCATAATTAATGACAAAATCAATGGCTATTTTAAGAAAATTTAAGAAAATCTAAGAATGAGGGAGTTAGTTTTGAATTTTGTCATAAAATATGATAAAATAGAGGTTTTAAAATGTCATAATTCATGACATAATATGTGCATACCAAGACAAATAAATCACCTAACATAACAATAATAGTAAAGGAAGTGATTATATGAAACTAACACCCATAAGACTAAAGAGAATTAATGCAGGTCTTGATATTGATGAAGCTGTTGAAAAACTTCAGATAAGTAAGAGTACATTTTATAAATTAGAACAGGGTCATGGTGGAACACCGTCAGCAGTATTAATTAAGCGTATGGCAAATATTTATGGATGTACAACAGATGAGATTTTCAAAGATTTAAAAATAACTGGATAAAGGTGGAATTAAAATGAATGAATTCTATGAGACATCTCAAATTAAGGCTAGAGAGATAGAACAAAAGAAAAGAGAAGAAACAGATTATTTAGAAATAGTAAAAATTAATAAGGATGGTTTAGTAAGCGCAAGAGAATTGCATGAATTTTTAGGAGTTGGAAGAGATTTTACAACTTGGATTAAAGGAAGAATTATTAAATATGATTTTAACGAAAATATTGATTTTACTGTAATAAATCTTGCTCACCAAAATGGGGGAACAAGTTGGGGGGGGGCTAATAAGTCTGACTATGCAATGACTATTGATATGGCAAAAGAATTAAGTATGGTTGAAAACAACGCAAAAGGTAGACAAGCTCGTAAATATTTTATTCAAGTAGAAAAAGCTTGGAATGCTCCAGAAATGATTATGAAAAGAGCATTAGAAATTGCAAGTAAACAGATTGAGAACTTAAAACTTGAAAATGTTGAGAAAACTAAAACTATTGAAAAGCAGAAACCAAAAGTTATATTTGCAGATGCAGTATCTACAAGTAAGACAAGCATATTAGTTGGAGAACTTGCAAAAATATTAAAGCAAAATGGTATTGATGTTGGTGCAGTAAGATTGTTCACATGGCTAAGAGATAATGGATATCTAATTAAGCGCAAAGGTACTGATTGGAATATGCCAACTCAGCGAAGTATGGAACAGGGGTTATTTGAAATTAAAGAAAGTACACACTTGAATGGTGATGGTGTAAATGTAACTACTAAAACACCAAAAGTTACAGGAAAAGGTCAACAGTATTTTATTAATAAATTTTTAAATAAGGTATCGGAGGAGTAGATCATGGAACCGGTGTTAGTAAGCAGACAAACATTAGCTGAACGTTGGGACTTTACTTCTACAAAGGTAATAGAAAAGTATGAGCAAGAAGGTATATTAACACGTAATCCTAACATTAAAGTTCCACGTTATTATATGGAAGAAGTTATACAGATAGAAGCATTAAGAGAAATAAATCCTTTGTCCCCATTAGAAAGAGTTAAGAAGGATAGGCGCATTGAGGAGCTAGAGAAGGAAGTATCTTATTGGAAAAGTAAAGTTGAAACCGTAAAAGCAGCATTAATTTAACATAATAAATAAAAAGTAATTCTTTAACTTTTAAAGTATCCAAAATTTGAATATGGATTGAGGAAATTTGGCAAACTAAGTATGAAAATACAGTTTAAGACTTATTTTCTATCAATATTTAATTATTTTGGAGGATTAGAACATGGAAACATTATTAACAGTAAATGATCTAGCTAAAAAGTGGCAAAAGGATGAGAGAACAATAAGAAAATATATAGCTGATGGAACTATTACAGCATGTAAAGGAGTTCCAGGAGTTATGTTTCATCCTAAATATATAGCTGAGTTAGAAGGAATAGAGTTTGAGAAATTCACTCAGTTAGAAAGAAAAAAGATGCAGAATGAGAATAATGCTCTTAAAAAAGAGAATGAAGAGTTAAAGAGTTTGTTGAGAGAATATCAAACTATTAATTTAAAGAGTTTAGCAATATTAACAGCATAACATAATAATAAAAAGTAAAAAAACTATCCAAAATTTAAATATATATTAGAAATATTGGAAAACTAAGTATGAAAATATAGTTTTGGACTTATTTTCTATCAATATTTAATTATTTTGGAGGAATAGCTTATGGAAAGAACATTATTCAGTAGAAAAGATTTAATGGAACGATGGGGAGTTAGTTATCAGAGTATTGTCAATTATGAAAACAATGGAATATTAACTAGAAATCCTAAGTTTGACAATCCAATGTATTATTTAGAAGAAATTTTAAAGATAGAGTCCCTTACTGGAGAACTCAATCCATTATCACCATTAGAAAGACGAAGATTAGAAAGAAGAATTGAAGAACTAGAGAAAGAAAGAGATTTATGGAAAGGTAAAGTTGACATTATCAAAACAGCATTAGTTTAACGTAATAAATAAAAATCAAGGAGAGATAAATTATGAAAAATACAGAAATTGAAAATATACAAAAAACACTCAAAAAGCAATTGGAATTACTTAATGAGCGTTCTAAAGATTGTCCAGATGACTGCTTAGCAGACATAACAGATGCAATGGTGCATATATATACTGCACTAACTGCTATTTAGTTTTCAGGATTTGTTTTTTAATTCTAGTTCTTACTTCATTGTATTTATCAACTAATTCTTCAGGAGAAATATTTGATAAATCTTGATTTTGAAGATAAAGCATAGTAAGAGCATCTAATTTAGTAGCTGGAAAAGTATTTAAATTAACATCATTAGACATAAGGGACCCCCTTTCACACATATTTCAGCTTGGCAGAGCTGATAAGTTAATTATATGAAAGTTGGGTAAAAATAACAAATTAAATGGGAGGACAATCATGGATGAGATTTTAGAATTAGAAAAAAAGATTGCTGACCTTGAAGATCAAGTTCAAAATCAGCAAAAAGAATTTTATAAAGCATTAGCATTTTTGTTTGATAGGTCTGAATACAAAGAATTAATCAAACAAGGGAAATGTGATTATCCTAAAATGCTTACAGATGCTTTAAAAGAAACTTTTAATATTTTATCAAAAGACACAAGCATGAATAATAAACAGGCCATAGAGCAATTAAAAGACTTAAAAAAAGACAGAGAAAGTTTTCTTACAAAAGATGCAGATGAAGTTTATACAAAGGATATTGAAGCTATAGACATAGCAATTAGGACATTAGAAAGAACTGCTCAAGAAGTACCAGTTCAAGAGCAGTTAACTAAAAAAGATATTGAATGTATTTATAGACATTTACAAATGTTTATACAAAGAGAGAATAAATACAATGTTCCAGATGCTTGTGAAGTATGCAATAGTCACTGTAGCAATGAGGAACATATTCTCAATCAATGGGATTCATTTGATAAGTTATCTAATTTAATAATTCAATATGGGCTAGATGGAGAATCTAAGTAAACAGGGCAGCGACCCCATTTATCTTGAGATGGATATGGACAATTTTCAATTTCATTACATGAATATGAACCTTTTTTGTAGTCAGAATTTGGATTACCTAGCATACGTATCTCAGCATAAGTAATATTAATTGAATGAAATTTATTTAAATATGGGCACTTACCTGTATAAGTACATCTAATGGTTTTAGACATAAAGACACCCCCCCTTTCAACAATATTTTACCATAAGTTGAAAGAAATATAAAAATAAGGAGGAGAAGTATGGATAATTCAGCATGTAATTTATCAAAGCAATTAGAAACTGTTTTAGCTGAAAATGTAAGACTAAAACAAGAAAATTCAGAACTAAAAGAGCATATAAAGATTCAAAAAAATTGGGCAGGAATTAGGGAAGGCTATTTATTACCTAAGCTTAAAGAACAATTCGGAAATGGAAGATGTCTTCATTCCACAGTTGCAACACAAATAGGTAATATTGTTAAGGAAAATTTAGGAATAGCAAGGCTTGCAGAAATTAATGAAAGCAATTATGAGTCTGCAAAAGAACTTGCAATAGCATTAAATGAAACATTTTGTAAGTTTGAATGGCCTCATATAAAAAAGATGCAATCTCAATGGAAGGGGAGTTATTAAATGAAATCAACAGGAGTAGTAAGAAAAGTGGACGAGCTTGGAAGAATAGTACTTCCAATAGAACTAAGAAGAAGCTTAGATATAGCTGAGAAAGATGCCTTAGAAATTTATGTAGATGGGGAGCAGGTTATTTTAAAGAAGTATCAGCCAGCATGTGTATTTTGTGGAGAAGCAAGAGATATAAGTAATTACAAAGGTAAGAATATCTGTAGTGAATGTATGAAGGATATTAAAGAAAGGTAGGTGTTTATATGATTTATGCATTATATAAAGGAGATGAAATATTAGGAGTAGGCACAATATACGAATTAGCATCAATGTTTAATGTTCAGTTTAGAACAATTCAATACTATGGGACTGATGCATATAAGAGAAAATTAGTTAATAGAAAAACTAAGGCTGCAAAGATACTGATTGAAATTGAGGGATAGGAGATAAATATGGTATTTGAGTTTTTAAGTCAGCTAAAATCAGAAACTACAGAAAGTCAGTTCAAAGAAATATTAAAAGCTACAGAGCAGGATATTAAATTTAATAGAGTATCTTTTGGTAAGATAACAAGTCCTATTGATTTTATAGAAATATGTACAAGATGTGCTTGTTTAATTATGAGGTTAGGAGGTTGTGACGAGATAAATATGGAGAAATCATTAGATTGTACACATCAAGTGGATGAAATAGTTAGGTTAGTAATGAAAGAAAACTATAGTGTAAGTCAAGCAATAAAAATTGTTAAAGAAAAAGCTACCAAGAACCCCGACCAAAGCGTTCCTAGTAGCATTACAAATAATTCAAGTAAATTATAGCACAGATTGGAGGAAATGCAATGTCAGTTAAAGTGTCAATATGGCAATTTAAACAAGATATTTCAGATCTAGATGCACATAAAGTAAGTATGACAGATGAAGCTAAAGATGCAGCAGAAAGAGTTATAGATGATTTAGAAGCTATTTTAAATTTAGCAACAGAATTTAAATATTCAATTAAGGAGTAGGTGGTGTTAGCAATGTCAGAAAAGAAAGAAGAAGCAGTTCAAACAAAAAAACTAAATATCTATCAGAAGATTCAAAAAAGTAGAGTTGATTTGCAAAATAAGAAACTTAAGAAAACAGGAGTTAATAAGTATTCAAATTATGATTACTTTGAACTAGGGGATTTCTTACCAGCAATTAATGAAATTTGTAACAATAATGGACTGGCAACAATATTTCAATTTACAAAGGAGTTAGCAACACTTGATGTTATTGATGTAGATAATCCAGAAGACAAATTACAATTTTCTACACCAGTTGAAATTGCATTATTAAAGGGGTGTAGCAGTATACAGAATATTGGAGGAACTCAAAGTTATTGCAGAAGATATTTATATATCATGGCTTTTGAAATTGCAGAAGCTGACATTATAGATAGTGGTAATGGTGAGATTGACCAAGATGCAGAACAGGCTAAAAAGAATATAGATAAGGCAAGTGTATTTGTAATTAAGAAACTTATTGAGGAAACAAACACTGATAAAGAAAAGTTCTTAAGTTGGATTGGAGCTAAGAGAGTTGAAGATATAACAAATGATTGTCTTGGAACTTGCATGAGGGAACTTAATAAAAAGAAAGAATCAATTCAAAAAGCAGCTGAAAAATCTAAGAAAGAAAATGAATTACCTGAAGAATTGAAATTATAGAAATTAGGGGTGTATAGAATGAAAGAATTAGAAGTAAATAAGGTGTTGCCAGTAATAAATGCAAACTTTGAAGAAGTTAAAGAGTCACTTAACCAAAGTTTAGAGAAATATAAAGGAATAGTTGTTACAGAAGAAACTCTACAAGATTGTAAGAAAACTCAACAGGACCTTGGAAAAGTAGAAAAAGGTATAGAAGATTTTAGAAAGTCAGTCAAAAAGGATATGGAAGCTCCTATTAAGGAATTTGAAGCTAAGTGTAAAGAACTTACAGCATTAATTGGAGAAGTTAAGAAACCAATTAAAGAAGGAATAGTTCTTTATGATACAAAGCGCAAAGAGGAAAAGAGGAAACAAGCAGAAGAAATTATTAAGGAATGCATAATCAGTTTAGCATTGTCTGAAAAGTATTCAAGACAACTTACTGTACTAGATAAATACACTAATTTATCAGCAAGTAAGAAAAGCGTTGTTGAAGATGTACAAGCAAGAGGACAAGCATTAAAACAGCAGCAGGAAGCAGAAGAAAAAGAAATAGAAAATACCAAGGCAAGTATTAATGCATTTGTTGATTCTATAAATGAGGATATAAATTCAAAGCTTAAAGCTGATGATTATTACAAATACATTCCAGGAAGCAACATAACTAGAATCATGGAAATTATAAAGAGAGAACATGACAAGGTTAAGCTTGCTGAAAATCCTCCAAAGGTTGAAGCAAAAGAAGAAGTGAAACAAGCACCAATACAAGAAAAAGTATCAGTACCAGTTGATTCAGAGCCACAAAAAACTGTACCAGTTAATCAAGAAGAAAAGTTGTACTTTTATGATCTTAGAATTGTAGCCAATTTAAATAATATGTTGAGATTACAAGAACTTATAAAAAGTGAAGGATTTAAGTTTGAAGTTAAAAATAAAGGAGTATTTAAGTAAGGAGTTCTTCTATATGGCAGGATGGCAGAAAATATATAGAGATATACAGGACCATTGGTTATGGGAAGATAAGCCATTCAGCAGAGGGCAAGCATGGATTGATTTAATATTGTTGGTTAATCATGAAGAGAATAAAACCCTTATTGATGGAGAACTTATTGAAGTTAAAAGAGGTTCAAAAATTACATCTTTAAGAAAACTAGCAGACCAATGGGGATGGAGCACAACAAAAGTCAAAAAGTTTTTAGAGTTGTTGCAAAAAGAACAGATGATTAAATTTGAAAGTGATAATAAAAAAACGCTTGTAAGCATTGAAAACTATAGTGTTTATCAGAGTAAGGATAACACAGAAAATACAGTGAAAAAACAGTCAGATAACACAGAAGTAACGCAGAAAAATTTCAAAAGTAATTCAGAAGTAATTCAGAAAAAAACAAACAAGAATGATAAAGAATATATAAAGAATGATAAAGAAGGAGAAGAAAGGAAAGAAGTATATCAACCTCCATCTCTATCTTTTCCTACTCCATTACATGAAATGATATTTAATCAATTTGGAGAGGTAACTTACAAAACATGGTTTGAAAATGTATCTATAGAACAAACAGAAGATAAAGTAATTATGAGTACATCAGATACTTTTAAAAAGCAGATTATAGAAGAAAAGTATCTTAATCATATAAAAATATTTGAAGGAAAAGAAGTGCAGATAACTTTGAAAGAAGGTGATTCAAATTAATAATATGTTATCACTAGATAAAAAACTTGAACTTTGGGAGCAGAGTTTAGAACCTGATAAATTAGTTCTTATAGCTCATGCAGTTAAAACAGAAGTGTCAAAGCTAGATGAATTGATTAATACAACTTTAGATAATTGTTATGGTGCAGCAATAGGAGATTATACAGATTTATCAATTAAAGAAATTCAAGATATAGTCAAAAAAGCTTATGAGTACATGGAAGATAGCAAGAAATTTATAAATAAAAGTGGGTTGGAATGGATGAATAAAATAGCAAAGGTTGAGGAAAATGTAAAGCAATTTTTAAGAAAAGAAATGGTAGCAGGAACAGTTAAATCAGAGGCAATGTGTAAAGCTAAGAAAGAATTTTGTATTCCTGCTAAAGATATCAGTAATTTATGGATGATAGTTAAAGAAGAAGATTATCCAGAAAAATGTATTAATAATGGAGACAATCAAGCAAAAGGCAAAATTCAAAATAAGGCGAAATCAGAAGAAAAAGAGGTCAAAGGTAAAACAACTATTCAAGAAGATAAAAAGAAGAGCGTAGAGAAGGGAATAGACAAGCAGAAAGAGGATATAAAAACAAACCTAGTAGAAATAACAGAAGTTAGGAAATTCAAAGGTCAATTTGGAGAATATGAAAAGTCAGGTTATGGCATAAAAACAGGAGATATTACTTTCAAAGATGTTAAGGATATTGAAGAGAGTAAAGCTGAAGTTGAAGCAGAAATAAAAACTATGAGAGAAGATTTTGAAAAAGCTATTTCTGAAAAAAGAATAAAGGCATTTGGAAAGCTTAATGAGGTTATGGAATTACTATCAATGTAGGAGGTAGACATAATGTTAAATGAATATTTAGTATGTCCTATTTGTGGAAATACAGCAACAGAATTACATCACATAGTATTCAGGAGCCAGGTTAAAGCATTGGAAAATTGTAAACATAATTTTATATATTTATGTGACAAATGCCACAGAGGAACAAAAGGAGTTCACGGAAAAAACGGTCGTAATTTAGACCAGAAATTAAAATTAATGTTTCAGAATAAATTAGAAATATTATTCAGTAAAGAGTTATTAACGAGAAAAGATATTAAAGATACTTTAGGGATTAAAGACAAGCCTACAGATAGCTTGTGTAAGCTTATGAAAAGTGAAAAAGGTATGTTTAATAGAGAAGATGTCATTAGGGCTCTAATGAACGGGAAAATGATATTACAGGAGGAAGAAAAATGAATCCTCAAGGACTTATTGAAAGATTAGATCAGTGTATTGCTGCATTAGGTCGTGGAAATACACAAATGAAAACTCTTGGGTTAGAAAAAGCTAAGACAGAAAGAGATTATAAGGTTAGACAAGCGCAAGAAATATTAATATTAAAAGCAGATAAATATCCAGCTACTCTAATTATGGAATTGGTAAAAGGAAATGAAGAAGTGGCAGAGTTAAGGCTTCAAAGAGATATTGCAGAATCAGCTTACTTTGTAGGATTGGAAGCTATGAATAACCTTAGATTAGAAATAGAAATAGTAAGATCTAAACTTACATGGCTTAGGAATGAGTTGAATAATTCATAATATGCAGAAAGGGCGAAGCAATGAAAAAGGAAAATATAATTGAAATATTGGAAAGTTTAAAACAAGAGTATGAGTCCGAACATCCTTCAAAAGACACATGTAATTATGAAGGTAAAAAATCACATTTAGAAGGTAAGATTCATGCGGTAAATGATATTATAGATATTTTTAAAAATATAAAGTAGTTCGCAATACTTTTAAAGTACGTAGAATAAAGGTGATTTCAGCAATAGCTGTAACTATATATTATCAATTGAAAATCAATTAAGAATAAGGAAGGAAGAGAAATATGGAAAAGATGATTAACTTAGAAACATTAGCTGATGGAGCATTAGCAGAAAAGGTCAATATTGCACTTAAGGAGGTATTAAGTAATATAGCTGATCCTAATACAGAATGGAAAACTAAAAGAAAATTAACAGTAGACATTACTTTCGTAGCACAAGAAGATAGGGAGTTAGCTTTATTAGATATTCAAACTAAGACAAAACTTGCACCTCCTAAGAGTGTAGGAACAAAGATTGTTATTGGTACAGATGGCAAAGGTGGAATTTTAGCAAGTGAGTTTGGGAAACAGATTTCAGGACAAAGCACTATGAGGGTTGACCAAGAAACTGGAGAAGTGACAACAACAGCAGAAGAAAAAGCAGCACTAGAAGAAAAGTTCAATACTGAAGGTATTAAATTAGTTAAATAATAAAATTCAAATATAGCCATGGCAAGGGGCTTAAACCTTGCACATTAATTAAAAGGTGGAATATAAAATGTCAATATCAAAAGAAGCTTTAGAATTTTTAATCAATGAAGGAGAAGAAAAGAATCCTATTCTTAACTTAGATCAGGGAACTTATTCAAGAGTTGGATTAAGCAGAGTCGAAGAAGTAACAGCAAAATCATTTACAATATCAACACTTACTGGATTGGTAGATTACATTAAGTCAGAAACAGATAAGCTACCAGAAAAATTAATAATTCATGTTGCATCACCTACGCAAGTTCAATTATTTAGTCCATTAAACTCAGATAGGAAGAGAGAACAATATTTATATGCTCAGGCAATACTACCTGAAAATATCAGATATGAAAGATTTATAGATACAGAACAATTTAATATCATGCTTCAAAGTTCATTTGTATCAAATAATGATAGAGATATACTTCTTAAATACACAGGCCTTGTTAAAGATGAAGCAGTTAAGAGCATAGGAGATAACGGAATAAGCCAAGCAGTAACAATTAAAACAGGTGTTGCAAGTGTAGGACAAGCAGAAGTACCAAACCCAGTAACATTGGCACCTTATAGAACATTCCCAGAAGTTATTCAACCTGAAAGTAAGTTTATATTCAGAATGAAAGAAGGCCCAAGTGCAGCACTATTTGAAGCAGATGGAGGAGCATGGAGAAATACAGCTATTCTAGGAATAAAAGAATATCTTAATGAAGCATTAAAAGAAAATAAAAACATTCAAATAATAGCTTAAGAAAAATGGAGGACTTAGGTCCTCCAGGATAAGGAGAAAGTATGGCAAAGAATGCAGGAAAACAATTTGAGGAAGATATAAAAGCTTCAATACCAAAGACACAGGATTTCTTTTATTACAGATTTATAGATAATGCAGCTTCATTCAGTGGTGGTGATAATGTTAGATTTACTTCACATAACTTGTGTGACTGCATGACAATGACTAAGGATAAATTATACCTTATGGAACTTAAAAGTCATAAGGGGGCAAGCTTACCGTTATCAGCAATAAGAAAAAATCAGATTGATGGTATGGCAAAAGTAAATCATCCAAAGATGAAGGCAATATTCATAATTAACTTTAGAGATAAGGAAAAGACATATGCAATAGATGCAGATAAGCTTAGAGAGTTTATACAACATTCAGAAAGAAAAAGTATTCCAATTAGTTTTTTAGAGGAATCAGGAACAGAAATAGAAGCGCATAAGAAGAAAGTACATTACAGATATGATTTAGAAAAGTATTTTCAGGAGGAGCAACAATGAATAAATGGGTAGGAATAGGCAGATTAGTTGCAGATGCAGAATTAAGATTTACACAAGGAAAAGGTACACCAGTATCTACGTTTAGATTAGCAATAGATGATGGATATGGAGAAAATAAGAAAACAGACTTTATTCCAGTAGTGTTATGGGGAAAAAGTGCTGAGAATTTAGCAAATTATTTAAATAAAGGTACATTAGTAGCAGTAAGTGGGAAGGTAAGTACAAGATCATATGATTCTAAATATGGCAGTAAAAGATATGCTACTGAAATAACAGCAGATATATTTGGAGGAGTTAAGCTTTTAGGAAATAAGAGCAGTATGAATCAGGATAGCAATGGTAGTAATAATTTTGGTAATAGCAGTCAAGATGTATTTGGTGGAGGAAACTTTGATCAAGATATAACGCCAGTTGATGACGACTTTATGCCTTTCTAAGGAGGTAATATAAGTGGGATATACAAAAGGAATAAAATGGACCAATGAACTTATAAAAAGTGAAATATTAAATGTTATGAATGCACTTAATATAAATAGAATGCCTACAAGTGTTGAAATTAAACAAGTTACAAATAATAGCAAGTTAATAAATGCAATAAGAAGAAATGGAGGGTATTTACATTGGGCAACTGTCCTTAAATTAAAACAAAGTAAATGTGATACAAGAACAGGATTAGCAGGAGAATTAAAAATAAAAGAAATACTTGAAAATAAAGGCTATGAAGTAAGTAAAATGTCTTGCAAACATCCGTATGATTTATTGATTAATGGAAATGTAAAAATAGATGTCAAATTGGCTAATGTATACAAGAGCCCTGATGGATGGTCAAGTTATTCATTTAATCTATCAAAGGATAATCCAACTTGCGATATCTATGTATTAATATGCAATGACAACAAAAAGACATTAGTTATACCAAGTAAGTTTTTAAAACAAACTCAAGTATGTATTACAGATAAGAATAGTAAATACAATTCATTTATAGACAGATGGGACTATGTAAAACAATATGATAATTTCTATAAAAATATTGTATAGGAAGTGAGGTAATGAAACCTATAATAACAGAAGGTCAGATAAGTATATTTGACCTTCCTAAAGAAGAAATTAAGTCAACAAAAGCCATGCGTGAGCCAGTGCTTAATTTTGATAAGATTATAAATCAATATAAAGATACTTGCAATAGAATATTCATGATTGAAAAAGATTTATATGTTGAACTGGAAGATAGAACTGTACAGTTTCACAAAGATGGAGAACAAGGACGAATATTTGATATAGATATGTTAGTAAGGCCAAAAGATGAACTAATAATTAGTAATAAGTACAAGTCTATCAATGATAAACAGATAAAAACACTTAGGAAAATACAGACAGATAAATTTATAAAGAGAAAAAGTGACAGCAATATTTTAATTCAATATGATAATTTCTGCATGGCTATATATCCATCAGGACATTTTGCTAAATGGAAATCAGAAGCAGTGTTTAAAGAAAATGAAGTTTATACAATAGATGAAATTGAAAATATCAATAAGATGCATGAAGAGATTAAAGAAGATCCTAAAGTCGAAGGGGTAACTGAAATTTCTGAATCAGAGGAAACTTTAAGATTAGGAGATAAAGTTAAGTTTGATTACCATGGACCAAAGGAAGGAAACATAGTACGAATTTACAACAAGGGTGAAACAGTCAATGTTAGCTGGGATAACAAACAAACAGCTTTTTATTACAAGAGTGTTGTAAAGATTAATGCGTAAATGTCAGAAAGTATGTAGTAATTTAAAAGGTGATCTTTGAAAATTGAATAATGTGATATTGTTGAGTAATTAAAATGGTAATATTTATACAGTATTGATATAATTTATAAAATAGGGTGCTATTAAGCAATTAATATTCAAGAATAATAAAGAATAAGAGGTAGAAAAATGGAGGTATTAGAATATCTTTATACAGATAATTTTAACAATTTTGATGAATGGTTTGAATTGGTGAAAAATCATGGGAATGTATATCCTAAATTTAGAATACCATATCAAGAATGGCTAGATGAATATATTAATAATATTGAAACAAAAAGCGAAAATGAAGTTAAAGAATTACTAAGATGCTTGTTATTTCCTTATAGTAGGAAAATAGATGAATCAAATTATAAAGCATGTCTTCAGTTATTTTTAGACTCTAAAGATTCCAATATGCCGAAAAGTATTGTAGATAAATATGAACCAATTATTAAAAGTTTTAAAGAAGTTGAAATGTATAGAAGAATTGAAAATGGTCATAATGCTTGGGAAGGATTAACATGGATATTGCAATTACTTCCCTTTAAACCATATATAGCTATTATGGCATTAAATAATTATTTTGATACAGAAATAGGATGTATGCCTGATGATAGAATTATAGGAATACAACAATGTATAGCAATAATTGAAGCAAAATTTATATATACTAATAAAGGAACAGAAAATTATATATTAAAGTTAAAACCAAGGGAGTTTGAGTTGTTAATAGCAAGTCTATATGAAAACTTAAAATATGAAGTAGAAGTTACACCAGCAACAAGAGATGGAGGAAAAGATATTATAGCAAGAATTAATAGAGAAGATGGTAAAGAAGTGGTTTATGTAGAATGTAAATTATATAAAACTACTGAATTAAAGAAAGAAACTGTAAGAGCGTTTGGATATACTATTTTAAAAGATAATATAAATAGAGGGGTGCTATTTTGCACTGGATATGTAAATGAAGATTTAAAAAATTTAGATTCTCGTATTCAAATATGGACTTTAGACGAAATTATAGTTTTATTAAATGCACATCTAGGGAGTAATTGGAATAAGAGATTGAGGGTGTTCATTAAATCTAAAGATGATAAATAAAAAACAAAAGAGGTTAAGAATAGATATCACATTATTCAAAAAGAAAAAATGAATAGTGTGATATTTTTTATTGCACAATATGCAGATATTGCGAACTAATTAAGGAAATCTGATCTTTGAAAATTGAATAATACGGTATTAGAAAAATATGTTATAATTAACTCATAATTGTATTATTATATGAGTTGGTAGTTTTTTACTAAACGATAAATTAGAATTTATAGGGAGAACATTGATGGCACAAGTAGATATAAAAGAGGCATATTATAAATACATTAAGAGCTTAGGTAGTGGACGTGATGATGATATCAAAAAAGCAAAATATAATCTATTATGGGAAGCTTCTAATTTATTTGAAATAATTATTAATTACGTTACATTATATAAAATTGGTGTAAAATATGATTTTGGTAAAAGTATTATTCCAAAAGGAACCAAGTTATATCGTATTAGATATTATGAGACTGATACCGATTTTTCAAATCCAAGTGAATGGAGAGCCCCACCACATAAACGGCAAAATAGGGCAAATAATGAAGGACAAGAAGCACTATATTTAGGAAGCACAGAGACGATTTGTATGTTAGAGGCCCATATAAAAAAAGGTGATAAATATGCATTAGGGATTTATGAAGTCAATGAGGATATTGAAGTTGGAGGTTATCTAAGATATGATTCAAATAATAGACTTCATAACTGGGCGGGAATGGTTTTAAATGCTTTTTTGATAGCACCTTCCCGTAGTCAGAGAAATAAAGAGCTATTTTCCTATTTAGATTCTTATTATGGTGTATTAACATTAGATGATTTTGTAAACATGAATGAGTTAATTGAAAATGGTGGATTACAACTTCCTATGAAATTTGGAGTGTTAAATCAACTTGAGCAATATTACGATCTTACAAATCAATTATGCAATATTCTCTCTGAGGATATTCATGATGGTATAAGATATAGCTCATGTTATCTTCCACTAGAAGATGTAGGTATAGAGTGTTCCCATTTTAATGTTGTTTTGTATAGAGATGGGATTTCTAAAATTAAGCTTATTGACCATAAAATCAAAAACAATAAATTTGATTTTAATTATACAGATTTTTTGAAAGATATAATTAAAGGTTAAATTCCAGTTTATCGACTGAAATATGAAAAATACCGTATTATTCAAAATGAATATGCGGTATTTTTTAGTTCCCAATTCTAAGAAAGTATCAAGTTGATGGAGGATAAACAATTGAAGATTAATAGAGATAATATGGAACTTTCATATCAAATAGAAAAATTAAAATCTAAGTTAAATCTTAGTGCAGATATAGCGAAAGCCATTGATGAAGAATTGCTAAAATTGAACCTACATGAAAATGAAAATTTAGATGATATAGCAGAAAAAATAATGACTGTTAGAGATGGATTAAGAGATTTAGCAGATTTTATGAGAGAAAATAAGTAATTAGCAGTACTTTAAAATATAGCTTAACATAACAAAAGCATTAGAGAACTATAAACGGGAATTTATAAATCTTCTCTAATGCTGTATCTATCTAATATTATACCATAAATAAGTTGATAAAGGATAGGTGATATAACATGGAAGAAAATTTATTTAAGAAAACTGAGAGCCAATTATATAGATATTATGAATACAAAAGTAAAATCCAAAAGTTTAGAAGAAAAGTTGATGATTTAGAAGAGCAGATCATATCTTTAGATAACCAAATGAGGAATGTTCATAAATATATCAGTCTTGATACCATGCCTCCAGGTGCAGGATGTGGCGAAAGAGTACAATCAAGTATATCTGGTACAAGCTATATGGAAAAGCAAATGGAACAGGAAGTAACCAAGCTTGAGAAAAGGAAAATAGAAAAGATTAAGACTAAGATAAAAACTGAAGCTAAGATAATGGAAATGCAAAGCTTTATTAGAAGAATGGATACAAATATAGAATATTTACTAGAAGAAGATAAAAGATTTATAGAGTATTTCTATGGAGCAAAAGAAAAGATTCCTTTTATTGCAATGCAACTTAATATTGCTCAGGCAACTGCATATAGAAAAAGAGAGGAATTAGTTAATAACATAGAGGATTCTATGTGGATGTATAAATAAGGTGAGATATTATAGCATGATATATAAATATCATGCTATAATTATCCAATAATACTTTATATTACATATTATTTAGGGGGTACATATTATGAATAGGAATAGAATTTTAAAAATAACGACATTAACATTAGCATTAACAAATTTAATAGGTTTAACACCGATTAAAGCAAATGCAGAATGGAAAGTAAGTGGTAGCGACTGGTATTATACAGATAGTACAGGAAATGTGGTTACTGGTTGGCAGCAAATAGATGGTAACTGGTACTATATGTGGTCAGACGGAACTATGGCAAAGAATACCTGGATAGAAAATGGTGATAAGTGGTATTATTTAGGGGGCTCAGGAGCTATGGTATATAATAGAATTGTAGATAATTATGCAATAGGAAGTGGTGGTTATTGGGTAGCAACTTCAAGAGGAGCATTTGAAGATTTGGATATTGAAAGAATACATAAAGATTGGAGAACTGAAATAGGACAACCACAAAGATATATAGATATTAGCAACATGTATTCTCATACTAATTTAGAATTTAAAAAATGGAGCGATTTTCTGAATAAATGGATTGATGAATTAAGTCTTAGGACTTTTGCAAACTATATTATGACTGATGCTATTTATATAGATGAAGCTAAAAATATGTGTGTAGGGAAAATATTCAATAATAAATACATAATTACTGATATAAAATTTTTTTCTGAAAAATTTACAGCTCAAGATTGTACAAATAATTGGGAAAAACATAAAGATTCAGATTATAAAATAGAGGTAATAGAAAAATTGATAGAAGACAGTAGTATTTATGAATATAAATCTAATTCTCCATATGTATATGATAGGTATGAACTATGGAACAATACTGGTCGTAAAGGAATAGTCGCTGAAGCAATGCGTGTTGTTATTGAATTTGATGAAGTATAAATAAAAAAGAATAGTAGGTATATTATGTGTATTAATAATATTCAGAATACCTATAGAAATTTGAGTGTCTATTTTTTATATAATAACATAGAAATGAGGGACTTTACATGGAGATTAGTATACAGGTTTTGTTAACATTGTTAACTATAATAAGTACTTTAATTACTTTGCATATAAGAGTATGTAATAATTTTTTTATGTTTATTTTAAAAAGAAATTATAAGGAGGTTCCTGGAGAACAATCTATATTTGAAATGATTTTAAATTTGATTACATATATAGGGATAATTATTTATTTTGTAGTTATGATATGTTTAATTATTGTTAATTTTTTCACACGGAAAATTCCAAGTAGTGAAGATAAATCATATAGTATTATATCAGCTATAGTGGCTATAATTATAAGTGTTATATTTATAAGTGCATTTTATTCGTGTTATAAAATTATTCAAAGATTTGGAGAATTACAAATTCAATTTCGTAGTAAATTAGAAGGTAAAGTAATTGAATTTGCAGAAGATTATCATAGAAAAAATAAGTTAAATATAATTGTTGTTGCTATACAATTAGTGATATGCTTAATATCAATTGTTGCAATAGTATTTACTAATACTAAAATCAATAATAATTCTATTATTATATTTCAGGAACAATCTAGTCTTCCAGTAATGTTTTTCTGTATAATTTTAGCATTTATAATGCTCACAATTATGTTAATAGCGATAACTATGAGTGAAGTAATAAAAACATTAGAAAGCGATAATACATATATTTTAGTTACAGATAAAGAAATACTATGTAAATGTTATTTAGAATATACAAATTATTATTTAGTTATAAAAAATAATATTGAATATTATATAAAGAAAAATAAAGTAGATATGATTAAAAAATATAGTGGGTTAATATGATGATAAAAAAATGAGAAGAAATTGAGAAAAACAATCTTGATAAACAGTTATAATATTAAGTAAGAGGTATCCAGTAAGACATGCCCCCTAACATTAAAGCTTACATACCTCAGACATAAATTCTTAAACCCCTTTTATAAATACACATGTAATGCTAGGCAGGGATTACAACAATGTTTAGTCGTTACTGCGTAAACCTTAGAAACCAGTAAATACATAAAATATATTGAAGGTGAGGTGAAAATCCTCCATGGCACAATATATTGTATTTACTGGTTTTTATAATTTACTATCTACAAAGTTTATCAAGAGTAACATTAAGAGCATCAGCCAATTTAATAGCAGTAGATACTTTACATTCATCTTTACGCTCTATATCTTCAATAGTACGTTGAGGAACACCACTTAATTCAGATAGTGCTTTTAATGTTAAAGATTGAGATTTACGTATTTCTTTAAGATTCATATTTATCAATCCTTTCTAGTTATAAAAGATAGGATAATGTTAATAATGAGTAGTACTACAATTAAAATATCAAGAATAGAAATATTTTTAAAATCAATAAGTTTTAAAGTAAGCAAGACAATAATGATAGTAGTAAGGTTATTATTTAAATATTTCATAACAATTCACGATATGATATAATGTTTTTACGAGGGGAATTGTTAGTTCCCCTCGTATTGAGTGGGTACTTATTTATCATCATCGATTATATCAACAAGCTTGCAGGCAATTTGTATAATCAACCAGATGATTGTAAGTACCTTTATTATTATATCAATCGTTCTCACCTCCTTCCTTATGTATATATTATACCACGTTTTAACGTGGAAAACAATAGGGATTGAAAGAAAATATTATGAAAATTAATAGAATCTTAGAAATAGGGTTCTTTTTTTATGTAATAAATTAGAAAGAGGTAAGAAAATATGGACAAATATCAAAGAAGAATAGATACGATAAGAAACAGATTACCAGGATTAAATAAGGACCAGCTTAGAAAATTGGCAGAGGATGATAATTATATAAAATTTTAAGTGCAACAATAATAGGAAATGAAGTAATAGAAAGAATAGTGAAAAGAGATATATTGAAAGAAGGTGGAGAAAGTGAAAATTAAATGTTATTTAAGATATAAGAAAGGCACTAATGAAGTAAGATGCATATGTAAAAGGGATAATCCAGCATGTGACAGACATAGAACATGTATAAGAGAAGTAGTAAGTCTTAATATATACAAAGATTTAGAAAACTGCTTTAAGAACAGTGAAAAAAGAAGATAAATAATATATTAGCAGAGCGAGGTGGTGACAGTGAGATATGGATAAACAAAATTATGAACTGGCAGAAGAAGATTATATTAATGGTATGAAGTATAAAGAAATAGCAGAGAAATACAATGTATCTATCAATACAGTTAAGTCATGGAAGACTAGATATAAGTGGTGCAAGGATAAAAAAGGTATGCACACAAAAAGTAAAAAAGTATGCACACAAAATAAAAAGAGTGCAGGTGCAAAAAAGAATAATGAATGTGGTATAAAAGAGCCTATTGCTGATGAAGTTAAAGAAGTCATGGAGAATGAAGAATTAACGGATAAGCAAAGGCTCTTTTGTATTTTCTATAGTAAGTGCTTTAATGCAACAAAAGCATACTTAAAGGCTTATACGTGCACTTATGAAACAGCCAATGCAGAAGGATATAAACTCCTTGTAAATCCTTGTATAAAGAAACAAATAGATGAATTAACAAAAATAAGGTTCAATAAGGAAGCACTAAAAAGTGGAGTACTCCAAAAATACATTGATATAGCATTTGCAGATTTAGGTGATTATTTGAAGTTTGGCAAGAAAACAAAAGGAGTATGGACAAAAGATAAAGATGGAGTTGATACACCAGTTATTGATCCTGATACTGGACAACAAAAGATAAAAGAATATAGCTATGTTGATTTAAAGGAGAGTATAAGTGTAGATACATCATTAATTACAGAGGTAAGTGAAGGAAAAGATGGTATAAAGATAAAGCTTGCAGATAAAATGAAAGCACTTGATTTCCTTAATAAGCATCTTAATTTATTATCTGATGAAGATAAGGTTAAGCTTGATATTGCTAATAAGCAGTTACAGAATCAAAAGCTACAGCTTCAAAATGATAAGCTTGGGAATAAAGGTAAGGATGAAAAGATTAATATCGTAATCAAAAGAAAAGAGCGTGAGTAATCATGGAAATCGAAAGAGAGATAAATCCACACTTTGAAGATTACATATTTAACTGGGATTATAAGTTTTATTTTTTAGTTGGTGGCTATGGATCTAGTAAATCATATAATACTGCATTTAAATTAATACTTAAATTATTGGAAGAGAAAAGAACTGCATTAGTAGTCAGAGAAGTTTATGATACTATGAGAGATTCATGCTATTCATTATTAGAGGAAATAATAATTGAAATGGGGCTAGATGATGTTATTCAATGTAAAACTTCACCAATGCAAATAAGATTCCCTAATGGTAGTAAGATAATATTCAAAGGTATGGATAAGCCTGCTAAGTTAAAGTCAATAAATAATGTATCTGTTGTATGGATAGAAGAATGCTCAGAGGTTAAATATGAAGGATTTAAGGAACTATTAGGAAGATTAAGACATCCAACATTAAATTTACATATGATTTTAACTACAAATCCAGTGTCAAAAAGTAATTGGTGTTATAAATATTTCTTTATAGACAAGAAAAAGAAATTGTTTGTATTAGATGATAAGGAGTTATATGAAAAGAGAATAGTAATAAAGAACAATACATATTATCATCACTCAGTAGCAGATGATAATTATTTTTTACCTAAATCATATATACTCCAGCTTGATGACTTGAAAACTCATGATAAGGATTTATGGAGAGTTGCAAGAAAAGGACAGTTTGGAACTAATGGTAAGAAAGTATTACCGCAATTTGAGAAGAAGCCACATTATACAGTGCTTGAAATGATGAACAATACAAGGCGTGAGACAGGGAAAGAATTGCTATATAAAGTAGGAATGGACTTTGGATTTGTAACATCATACAATGCACTATTGAGGGTGGCAGTAGATGATGTACAAAAAATTATGTATATATATTGGGAATATTACAAAAATGGAATGACTGATGATAAGACAGCAATAGAAATATCAGAATTTAAGAATACTCAGGAACTGATTAAAGCAGATTGTGCAGAACCTAAGACAATTAAATTCTATAGGCAAGAGGGATTTAATATGTTAGGTGCTAAGAAAGGTCAAGGGAGTAGACTTGAAAACACGAAGAAAGTTAAAAGATTTAGAAGAATAATATGTTCAGAAAATTGCCCAAATACCATTGATGAATTAGAAGAATTAACATATGCAGTAGATAAAGATGGTGAGATTATTGAAGATGAATTTAATATTGATCCTCATACATTTAGTGCTATTTGGTATGCATTAGATGGATATGAAGTATCAAATCTTAAGGAACATAACTATGATAATGAATTATATGAAAAAGGAAGAGGCGTTGTTAAGAATAACAGCAATGATCCATATGGAAGACAAGGACAAAATATATTCTAAAAAGCTGGGAAATATTAAAGCCGTAAATGGGTAATTATTTCGAATAACTTTGATTTAGCGAAATTATAAAAATATAAAAATGGCTTAAATACTAAGTTTATTAAAAGTAATGAATTTAAAGGTCAGACTTTTAACTAAATAATAAGTTTTTAATAGTAAATGTTTATAAATACTATATTTTAAAAATGGGAAATAATTTGATAAATAAGAGGTGAATTAAATTGGAAACTGTAGAAGAAAGACAAGCAAAAAGTGTAAGAGATACGCTGTTAAATTTACCATGGAATGAAATAAGAGAGAGAAGGCAAGTATTAAGAGATTATATATTTTATAAAGGTAAGAGTGAGGATTTAGAAGCAGCAAAGAATAATCCTGTATTATACGGTCAGAATTGGCCAATAGATGATAATATTGATTATAAGCCTACACAAGAAATAAGAAACAAAATTAAGCCGTTACTTAGAAAACAGGCACGATGGATGTTTGGTAAAGAACCTACACTTGTATTTAAAGCTGATGATTTAAAAGATAAGGATAATTGTGAGGAACTTAGAAAATACATTGAAGATGTATTTGAAAATAATGATTTTTGGAATAATACTAGAAAAGCATTTTTAGAAGCTACAATTAAAAAAAGAGTGCTTCTTAGAGCAGAAGCTAATCCAGGACAACCTATTACTATTAAATATGAAAGCATAGAGAATTTTTATTATAAAGAGAAAAATGGAAAACTACTTAAAGTAATATTTTTTGAAGAAGATGAACAGAATGTATTTAAAGAAGAGGATAAAGATAAGGTGTATTATCTGCATACTTATTATTACAAGCCATTAGAGAGGACACTAGATGCAGAGAATAAGATAGTAGAGTACAAACCATTCTATAAGAAAGAAACTTATTTAAATTCAGAACTTCATGAAGAATTAACTATAGACAATGAAATCACAATATCTAAGACTATTCCATGTTGGCTAATAAAGAATGCTGGGGAGCTTAACAGTAAATTTGGAGAATCGGATGTAACCGACTTAGTAGATTCTCAAAACCAATATAATAAAAGAAATAGTGATTTTGCAGATGCATTAAGATTTCAGATGTTTGGAGCAGAGGCTATAATTGATGGTAAAGAAGATGATGTTAATAAATTAACTGTAGCACCTAATGCATTACATGCTATAAGAACATCAGATGAAGCCATGGCAATGGGGAAACAGGCAACGATACAGAGGCAAGAATATAATATAGGGAATAGTGGAGCAATTGATGCATATCTAAATAGATGTGATTCTGACATGAGAGAAATGTTAGATATGCCAAAGATAACTGATTTAAACAATATACCAAGTGCAAAAGCTATGGGATATCTATACAATGATTTGATGGCCAGGTGTGATGAAAAATTTAATGACTGGGAAAAACCTTTATTGAACCTAATTGATTTTATTATCGAAGTAGGTTCTTTTTGTTATCCAGGAATATTTGATAAGTATTGGTTACTAATGAATTACACAAAGATAATAAAGAGAAATGTTCCATTACCTTCAGATGAAGATGATAAGAAAGATAAAGCTATGGATGAAGTTGATAGAAAGGTTAGAAGTAGAAAATCATATATTAAAGAATTTACAAATGAAGAAGATGCAGAAAAGGCCTTTGAAGAAATTTTAGAGGAAACTACTATGTTGCAGAATGCTCAGGACTCAATGTTAAAGGATACGAATAGTGAGATTGATGATATAAATAAACAACTAGAAGATGAAGAATAGTGGTGATGTATCATGAACCCTTATAAGAAAAAGGTATTAGAGGCAAGGAAAAAAATACTGAAACTTACAATAGAACAGGAAAAACAGATTAATAACATATATTCTAAATCAGCTACAAGGCTTATTGATGAGATATTAGAATTACCCGATATAAGTAGAACTAGAGTGCATGATATAGATATAGCAAGATTACTTAATGATTATACTAAAGACTTATATAAGCAACTATATCCTAATATTAAAGATAATATGATGGAAAGTTCTATTATACAAAGACAAGTTATATTAGATTATGTAGATCAAGTTGTAAAAGACAGAAAGCTAAGTGAGATAGTTAAACATAATATTAATAACTATTCAAATACTGTTGTTAAAAATTTAGTTGCAGGTGAATATTACAAAGATGGAAAGACGTTAAGTAAAAGATTGTGGAACTTAACTTCAGATAATAGCAATAAGATAGATGAATTTATAAAAATGAATATTGCTGGTGGTGCTAATGCTAGAAAGCTAGCAAATGACCTTGAAGTATTAATAAATCCAAAGAATAGATTAACTACTACAAATTTCAAAGCTGGATTTGATAGCTATAAAGTATCATATCAAGCGCAAAGATTAGCAAGAACATCAATTACTCATGCAGCTGCAGAAACACAAATTCAAACCGCAAAGAAAAACCCATTTAACAGAGGAATGAAATGGAACTTAAGCCCAAGTCATGGAGCACGTATGCATGGGAAACAAGATGAATGTGATGATTATGCAGGTAATGATTCTTATGGATTAGGAGCAGGAATATTTCCAGCAGATAAAACACCAATTCAACATCCAAACTGCATGTGTTACTTAACAGAATGGCTTGTTGAAATTGATGATGCTATAGTAAGAATAAATAAATGGGTTGAAGGTAATGAAGATACGGAACTGGATGAATGGAGCACAGACTTTAATACAATTGATAATACAGACAATAAGCCTGGTGCTGAATTAGTAAAAGTTAATGGCAAAGATGGAACTGTAAAAGTTAATATAAGTAGATACAATGATAATACTAGAAAAGCTTTATATACTAGACTTGCATCAAAAGATAATGATGAAGTATCATGGAAGGTGTTTGAGTTTAGTTCAAAAGAATATAAAAATAAAAAAGAAATAAGCAAACATTTAAAAGATACATTTGATATTAATTTCAGTGATAGTAGAAAATATCCTATAAATAAAGACTTATTGCAAGACAGCATTAATTGGTTAGATAAATTCCATGAGTATTTTAAAGGGTTTAAGAAAATTGATCCGGTGAAATTACCAGCTATAAAAGTTAAGGCAGGAATAGAACCAGTAGGATATTATAGCTATTACCCAAAGAGACCTGAAGCAGTTGAGCTTGTATTAAACGGAAAGTATTTCTGTGATAAAACCTATAATAGAGAATATATTGAAAGATGTATAAGAACACAATGGACAGTACCAAATGCACGTGGATATAAAACCTTTGTGCACGAATATGGACATCATATAGCTGATTCTTTAAAATGGATGGATAATAGAGAATTAGACAGTAGTAAATGGTGCAAAGACTTTATAAATGATGTATTATTAGAGTATAATAACATCTACGATAAAGCATACAGTTTTAAAGATGCACCTGAGCTTGTTAGCAGATATGGAGGAAAGAATCCATCTGAAACTTTTGCAGAGGCATTTGCTGAATATTTTGGGGGAGATAATCCAAGAGAGTTTGCCCAAATATTTGGTATGAAAGTAGAAAATAAATTAAAAGAATATATAAAAATGAAAGAGTGATATTATGGAACAAGATGAACCAAAATTTATGAAGGAAGGTTATGGATACTATACAGATGATGGGTTGCAGATAAAAGATGATGCACCGCAATGGGCAAAAGATGAATATAGAAAATTCATGTCAGACTCATATGAAATACAAGAATAGCATTTACTTAAAATTTATGTAGGTGCTATTTTTGTTTGAATTATGAGAAGAAAATGAGAAAAAGTTGAGAAATTTTAAAAGATACACATGATATAATAAATATAGTAAGAATTTAGCACTTAGAGACATCTAGGTGCTTTTATTATGCGTAAAGTTCCAAGCGATTGGAGAATTAAAGGGGATGAGAATAGTGAAGGTTACATGTGATAATCCAAACTGTAAACATGAATTTGAGCCACAAATTAAGGAAAAATATTTAGGAGCAATGATATCAGAAACTTATATTGAATGTCCTCATTGTGGAACTAAGTATTTAATAAAGTTAGATAATACTCTAACTAGAAGATTACAAAAGAACATTGAGGGAATTAAACAAGTTTTAAATCGCAATTTATCTCAAGAAATGAATAAAGCTTTAAATATTGCACTTGAAGATAATATAAATATTCATAAACAGGCTATGAGTAAACTGATGAATAGCAAAAGATATGAGTAAAAATAACTATCGTATTCCCAAAATAGAAAATCTAAAAGTATGTAAATATGCAAATATATTATGTAGTAGTTACAGTGTAGAATGTATATATAGAAATAATAAGACACCTATAATAAACTGTCCGTATGATAGTGGAACTGATGGTAAGCGCAATAATAAATGTTATGAATATATATTTTGTTCCTATGAATTAAAGTTTTAGAAATAAGGCTTTTTATTATGTCTTTTAATCAGCAGACATTAAAGAACTGATTAATTTCTATCGTGGACCTAACACATTAAAAAATGATAATAGAAATGGAGGAAATATATAATGGCAAAAATTAAAGACATAATAGGTGAAGAAGCATACAAAGCTTTACCAGATGATAAAAAGAAAGAATTAGATAAACAGGACTTTGAGGATGTAAGCGAGGGTAAATATGTTCCTAAAAGTAGATTCGACCAGGTGAATGAACAGGCTAAGGAATATAAGAAACAGATTGGTGAGAGAGATACACAAATATCTAATCTTAAAGATGAGTTTAAAGATGCAGCAGGTTTAAAAGAAAAAGTTGAAGAGCTTGAAGGCAAAAATAAAACAATAACAGATGATTATGAGAAGAAGTTATCGGATATTGCTTTTAATAATGCGTTAGAAAAAGGACTAGGAGCTTTTAATGTTAAAGATAAAAAGCTTATTATGGCACTTATTGATAATGACAAGTTAAAAGTTGATGGCGATTCAATTATAGGTTTAAAAGAACAACTTGAACCATTACAGAAATCTCATGAGTATCTATTTAATATTGATCCCAAAGGAACTGGTTCATTTGGTACTGGTGGGGCTGAAGGTTCAGATCCTAAACCAGGAACAGAAGAACATATTGCTACTAGATTAGCAAAACAACATGCAGAAGCAGCTAAGTCTAAAGGAATTTTAGATTTTGCAAAATAAATTTAAAGGAGCGTGATAACGTATGAGACAAAGTTCATATGAAATTTTAGGCGATCAGAAGAAATTAAGACTGATTGCTGGAGATCACTTTATTTCATTACCTATGAAAGTTAAGAAAGCAGATGTAAAAGAAGTATTAAATTCTGATGAAGTATTAGAAGCTGGAACATTAATCACTAAGGATGGTAAAAAAGTAACTACAACATCAAGTACTACAGATGTATATGGAGTTGTATATCAAGATGTTAGCTTTAAAGGGTCAATGTCACATGATTCAACAACAGATAATGCAACAGAAGTAGTCCCAGTAATTGTACATGGTGTGCTTTATGAAACACAAGTAAAGCTTGATAAAACTAATGCGTCAGTAGAAAAAGCCGCATTAAAACAAATAATTTTTGGAGCATAGGAGGTAACATAAAATGAAATTACAAGATTTTATTAATTCACAAGCAATTGCTTTGTATATGAAAGAATTGCCAACAGAAGATACAATAGATAGAACACTATTTCCAGACAAGAAAGTTACAGGAACAAAGCTTGAACAGGCCAAAGGTGCTAAACAAAAATCAGTAGCATTAAGACAAAGTACATTTGATGTAGCAGCTAAAATGAGAGCATTAAATGCTAAAGTAACTGTTAAATCAACAGAAATACCATTCTTTAAAGAAGCTATAGGAATTGATGAAACTACGAGAAGAGAAATCATGAATGCAATAAATGCTAATAATCAAAATTTAGTAGATGCAGTATTAGATCAAGTATACGATGGACAAGCAAATTTAATCAAAGGTGCTGAAATAGTAGCTAAGAAAATGAGAGCTTCAGTAATTCAGAATGGTAAGTTATGTTTTACATCAGCAGATGGAGATATAGTTGTAGATTATGGAGTACCTTCAAACCATAAAGTTACTTTAACTAGTGATGATAAATGGAATGTTGCAACGGCTGATATTGTAGGGGACATAAGAGCTTATCAAAAAACAATGACTGATGATCATTATGCAAAACCAAATATTTTATTGTGTACTGAAACAACATTTGATAATACTTTTGTTAAAAATAGTGATATTACAGCAGCAATAAGAAACAGCAACTTAAATACTTCACTAATTTTATCACAAGCTAATTATATTCAGTTTGCTAAAGAAGTATTAGGTTTACAAATTGTATTCTTAGAAGATACCACATATATTCCAGCAGAAGGTGAGGATCCTATTTCTTATTATGATAATGGGAAGATCACTCTTATGAGTGGAACAACTTTAGGAAATACTATTTATGGGACAACACCAGAAGAATTTGATAAGCAAAGTGGTTCTGGCAAACTTGATACTACAATTGTAGGAAAGGGAACAGCAGTAACAACAATGGTAAAAGAAGACCCAGTTACAGTTGATACAAAGGTTTCAGTTATGCCTATAGTAAGTTTTGAAAGAGCTGATGAAGTGTTTTTTGCAACAGTATATTAATTTAGAGTGGTCCAATAAGGCTGCTCTTTAATTTTATAGAAGAAAGGATGATTTTAATTGGCAAGAGGAAGTCAGAACAAAAATGAAAGTATAGAAGTTCAGAATGTAAAGCAATATAAAGGAATCGCAAAACAATGCATTAAATATGCAGGTGAATTCATAAAAGCCGGTTGTGAATTCAATGCAGCTGAAAAAGACGTAGAGGAATTAAAACAATATGCAGAGATAGAAGAAGTTGAACTTGAACCAGATAACAATGGTGCAGAAGATGGAGAAAAGGAAGGTGAATAGTTATGGAACTTACACCTTTAGATATTTTAAAAATTAATTTAAATGAAAGTCAGTATCCTGTATTTAGCGATGAAGAACTTGAAAACTTATTAGCAGTGAATGACAATAATGTATTAAAAGCAAGTTGGAGAGGCTGTTTAATGAAAGCTAATACAGATAGCAAAATAAAAGTTGGTCCTATAGAAATAGAAAATGCTGATCCTGATTATTGGAATAACCTTGCATCTATTTATCAAGCTGATTATATAGCAGAACAGTCGAAATTGAATCCAACTGTAACAAGTGGATATAAAACATCTATGAGAAGGGCAGATGGTTGCTGATGGCTAGGTTAAAATCTAAAAAGATTATAGATGCAATCAATAAAGGTATATCAATAAATCCTACTACATTTGATGTTAAGTATGTAGAAAAGGTTCTTGTAGATGGTGCTTATGAGAAAGTTGAAAATATAATAACTTATACTGGAATAATATATTTAGAAGATAATTCAAACAAAATAACAATTGAAAGTAAAAGTCAAGGAACATCTTATACTACAAATAAATATAAGATGATTTTAAATAATGAGAATGAAATAAAGATAGATGAAAAGAATGTTGTTGAATTTGAGTCTAAAGAAGGTCATATAAAAGTTACAGGAGCTTACCCAATAATAATCGAAGATACTTTATGTGGTTACTTGTGTGATTTAGAAAGGACTTGATTTCATGGGCTTTAAAGTTATTGATTATATTAACAGGAAAAAAGTTGGTATGGGAATGTTACTTGGAGGAATTATAGCGCCTACACTTGTTAATAAAGCTAAAGAAAAAGCGTACTGGAAAGATAGAAGTTCTCATGCTAGAAATGGAATAAATGGTGGAGTAGAAGGTGGTGGCAGCCAGTATTCTGTATATTTAGCACATGGTACAGAATATGGAGAATGGCTTGAAAAAGGTACTGGTATATACGGACCTACTGGTAAAAAGATAGTTCCAGTAAAAGGCAAAGTATTAAGTTGGGTTGATACTGATGGGGAAAGACATTTTGCCAAGAGTGTAAAAGGTATTAAGCCTATGCCAATATTAAAAGATACTTTAAATAATAATAAAGAATTTATAATAGAAGCTGTTGGTAAGTATTGGAGTGATTAATATATGAGGCTAGCAATAAGAAATCAGTTGCTCAAAGAAGTTACGGAACTTAAAGGATGCTATGAACCTAATGTACCAGACAAGCAGACAGAAAAGCCATATTCTGTTGTTGTTGCAAAAGACGATACAGATAATGGGGAAGTAGTTGGATTTAAGAGAAGTATTGAAATATGGTTGTATGATGAAAGACTTTCTTTTAAGAGTTTAGATAAATTAGCAGAGCAGTCAATAAAAGCATTAAATTTAAAAGTAATAACTAATCCTAAAACAGGCGAGAGTTTTACATGCAAATTTGATGGGATTATAGGACAAGATATAGTAGATGAAGAGTGGAATGCAATAGCAAAAGGTTTAAAATTTACTATTATTGCATTACATGAAGACACTGAAGAAAATAAAGATAAATGGCTTGATGCTTTAAGTAATTATAGTAAAAGTATTATTGATATTCCTGTATATCTTAATAACTGGAAAAGTAATTTTCAAGTACCTTCAATTTTATGGAGAGTAACTAATAAGGATAGGATGAGAGAAACAAACAGGGTTATAAGAGAAGAAAAAACTCTTATATGTCATGTGGTAAGTGAAAATAAATCTGAAATAGAACAGATTCTTGATACTATCGAGGAACATTTAATTACTGATTTGAAAATACCTTATGATATTGAAAATAGGAGATATCTTACTATTAAGAGTATAACTGAAGATAAAGAGGCGGATATGATAACCAAGGGTCAGTTGACTATTGAGTTATTTAAAAGAAAAATGATAGAAGATAATACGCCTAAATTAAAAAACATTATTGGAAAGGGAATTATTAAATAGGAAGGAGGCTGTATAATGGCTGATGTAAATAAAGATGTTACCACAAAAGAAACAGCTACATCTACAATTAAAACTACAGTAAATGAAGAAAAGTTTTCTGTAGAGGAATATATGGAAAATGCAAAAGCACTTGGCTATACAAAAATAGTATTAGCAGGTGCTTTTTCTAATTGCTCAAAAGAAGATAAGTTTACAAAAATAGAAGTAGATAAGATGGTGAAAAATTTCTTAGGAAAGAAGGTTAAATAATGGCAAAGGGAACATGGGAAACAGATAATAAACCTGAAATACCAGGTTTTTATAACAGATTCCAGACTGCTGCTGAAGCTACAATTGCAAATGGTACAACAGGAACATTAGCTTTAACAGTAACAGCCAACTGGGGACCAATAAAAGAACCAGTTTTAATAAATAATGATGTAGAAAATACTCTTAAAGCAACATTTGGATCTGATTACAATTACACAGCTTATAAACTAGGGAAACTTGCGTTATTAGGGAAACCTAAAGAATTATTGCTATATAGACTGGCAGATTCAAGTGCATCAAAAGCTTCTTTAGTACTTCAAACAACAGATTCATCTCCATTAAATGCTATTACATTAGAAACTCTATATCCAACTACTAGAGATTTTAAGGTAACAGTAAAAACTAATGTTGCAGATTCAGATAAGAAAAACATAATCCTTTATGAAGGATCAAAACAGTTATTCAATATTACTGTTAGTGGAACATTTGCAGAAATTGCAAAGACAATAAATAATGCAACAGCAAACACATATATTAGGGCTAAGACAAGTGAAGTAAGCTCAACTACCAATACTTTAGATAATGTTGCTACTAAGAATTTTACTGGTGGTAATGATGGAACTGCAGGAATAACAAATCAAGATTATATAGATGCTATGGCTATCTTTGAAGGTTATGAAAAAGATGCTTTTGTTATAGATAGATATGCTGATTCTGCATTGCAAGCAGCTATACAAACATGGAATACTCAATGTAAGGAAAATGGAGATATATTTCTTATTTTTGTAACTGGAGTAAATAATTCTGAGACACTAGATGATGCTAACCAAAGATCTAATGATTATAATGATTATCTGGTAAATAATCTATATCTAGGTACAGCTACTTATAATGGCACTACTTACAATAGTGCAGAAGTATTAGTATATATTGCAGCATTAGCAATTGGTAAGGGACTTAAAGAATCAATGAGTAATGAAACTACAATATTTGATTCCGTAACGCCTAAATTATCAAAAACTCAAATAACATCAGCTATTAAAAATGGTACTATTGTACTTTATGAAGATGGTGGAAGAGTTGTTGTTGCTGATGATGTAAATACATATAAGACTTACAAAGATGAAGCTGGCAAGGCATTTGGAACAATACAGACTGTTATCTTCTTAAAAACAGTAAATGAAGATACTTCTGCTAAAAGATTTGAGATTTCAGGAAAAGCTGATGGTAATGATACAGGAAGAACTATTGCATTATCTTCACTTAAAAAGTATTTTGAAACATTAAATAACAATGGAATTATCGCAGATGATTTTGTTGTAAAAATTGATGAAGAAAAGCAGGTAACTGCAGAAGCTGATGAAATGTATTGGATTTGGCAAGTCACTCATTACAAGAAACTTAAGAGAGTATATGGAACAGGAATAATTGCTGAATAAGAAAGGAAGTGTAGTAAATGTCTGGAGAATTAGATGCTTCAAGAGTATGTAGTGGTACATATGGGAAGATTTTTGTTGATGGTGAATGGCAGACGCAGGTAAGTGAAACAACAGCAGATGTAGAAATAGACATGAAAGAACTTTTAACCTGTGGATCTGAATGGACAGGCCATAAAGCGGGTGCTAAAAAGGGAACTGGTTCACTTAAAGAGTTTAAAGTTACTTCAAAAATGATAGAAAATGGATTCAAAAAATTTGAAATAATTTCTGAATTAGATGATCCTGAAGCATATGGCTATGAAAGAATAAGACTTAAAAATTGTAGAGTGACAAAGATTAGTCTTATAAACTTTAAACCAGGAGAAGTAATTGAAAATGAATATCCATTTGTATTTGATGGATATGAATTGCTTGATAAAATTGTACAAACTGATTAAAAGTTTTATTAAGTATTAGGGTGGAGCATTAGATGCCTACTCTTTTCTATTTATTAATTGGAATAAGAGAGGAAGATATTATAATGAAAAAATTAAATGAAGAACAACAAGCACAATTAGCATCAAAGGAAGATGACATATTAGCAAAATTAATAGGCGAAGAAATTGAAGCACCTAAAGGAAAAGCAAAGCTTGAAAGGCTTGGAATACAATTAGAACTTAAAGGTCTTACAGGAGATGAATTAAGCAGAATAAGAAAAGAATGCACTAGAAAAAGAAAAGTTAAAGGTGTGTGGGAAGAAAAATTAGATAATGCAGAATATGATGCTGGAGTTATTATAGCAGCTACTACTAATTTCAACTGGAATAATACACAATTGCTTGCTAAATATGAATTGAGTGAAGGAAAACAGTTTATAATTAAGAAATTATTAGCTGGAGAAAAAAATGCTTTAGTAGAATCTATTCTTCAATTAAGTGGATTTGGAGAAGATGTAGAGGTTACAGAAGATGATATAAAAAACTAATAAGTAGTGGAGGATCAATAGCTGCTTTATATAATTTATTTCTTCTTCATAATATGTCTCCGGATGATGTGATGAAGAAAGATTATATGACAAGAAAGTTGTTATTTGCATTCTCTGCTATTGAAGTGAAACAACGTAATAGTAAGTAATAATTATAGGGTGCTGTAAAAGGCACCCTTTTTCTTTATATATGAAAGTAGGAGGTGATTGCAATAGCGTCTAAAGAAATCTATAGATTAGATATAAAAATTAATGTTAATGGAGATAAAGAATCATCTAATAAAGTTAAAAAAGTAGAAGAAACAGCAGAAAAAGCAAAAAAGAAGCTTAAGGATTTAGGGAATCAGACTGCTAGTCCTACTGCTAAATTAAATGACAAGATGTCTTCAGCATTAGATAAGATAGAATCTAAAACTAAGAAGCTATCAGATAAAACCATAAGCCCTACAGCAAAGCTTAAAGATAATGCTACTTCTGGATTGGATAAAGTAAAGAGTGCAACTGAAAAATTAAATAATAAAGAAGCAAAGGTTAAAGTAAAAGCAGAAGATCAAGCTAGTAGTGTTATTGAAAAAGCAAATAATAAGCTTACTTCATGGTTAAAGGCAGGAACAAAAAAGGTAATATCAATAGCTCTGGCAGGTACCCTCGCTATGGGGGGATTTGGTGCTACTACAGCAATAAAGACTTATTCAGATTTTGAAAAAGGATTATCAAATGTAAAAGCTGTATCTCAAGCAACAGATAGTGAAATGAAACAATTATCTAATACAGCTAAGTCATTAGGAGCATCAACAGAATGGTCAGCAGTCCAAGTTACACAGGCAGAAGAACTATTAGGACAAGCGGGATTTTCTACAAAAGAAAATATTTCAGCATTGCCAGGATTATTAAGTTTAGCAAGTGCAGGCGATTTAGATTTAGCAGCAGCAACTGATATAGCAAGTGGTACATTACGTTCATTTAATATAGATGCTAGCAATACAAGTCATGTTGCAGATGTTTTGGCATTAAGTGCAAGTGCTACAAATAGTGATGTTACTGATTTAGGGGAAACAATGAAATATGTGGCTCCAGTTAGTGCATCATTAGGTATAAGTTTTGAAGATACTGCAGCAGCAGCGGGATTGCTTTCTAATCAGAATATAAAAGGAAGTCAGGCAGGAACTGTATTAAGACAAGCAATGGCTAGGCTAGCAAGTCCAACAAAAGAAGCGGCAGGATTGATGAAAACATATGGAATTAATGCTTTTGATACACAAGGAAACATGAAACCTTTAAGTGGAGTTGTAGATAATTTAAATAGTTCGTTAGGAAAATTAACCAGTCAACAGAGAGCTGATATTATTTCTACTATATTTGGAACTGAATCAATGTCAGGAGTTTTAGCATTAATGAATCAAGGGGGACAAAGCTTAAGTGATTTAAGTAAAAGATTATCAGATGCTAATGGAGCTGCTAAAGATATGGCAAATACAAAATTAGATAATTTATCTGGACAATGGAAGATATTAAAATCAGCTGTTGAAGGTATGAACATTGCTTTAGGAGAAAGACTAGCACCATATGCAAAACAGTTTGTAACATGGTTTACTGGAAAGATACCAGATATAACAGATGGTATAGTTAATGCAGTAGATTATTTATCTAATCACACAGAAGATATAAAAGAAACTGCAATAGCAATTGGTACTGTTGTAACAGCTATAGCTGGATTTAATATAGCTGGTTCAATTGGTAATTCAATAAGTGGAATATCTAATTTAGCATCATTATTCAAAGGTGCAAGTGTAGCTAAAGATGCTACAGAGGCAGCAGCAGGAATAAGCAAGGTAGGATTGGCTGCAAAAATATTACCAGCTTTATTTAGTCCAGCGGGATTAGCAATTACAGCTGGTGTTGCAGCAACAGCAGTTGGAGTTCATGAATATAATAAGTTAATGAATGAAAGTATTTTGACGGCAAAAGAAGACTTAGATCCTATAGAGCGCTTTATGGATTCTATAAGTGGAAATATGCATAAATCTAAAGCCGAATTAGAAGAATTAAACCTTATATATGATGATTTTGGAGAAGGAGTATCAGAAAGTTTTAAGAGTGCAGCTAAAGACGCTTCAAAGAGTTTATTAAATATTGAAATGGATATAAACAGACTAACACGTAATGGAACATTAGATGAAGGTGGAGTTAATACATTTAAGAATTATGTTAATGATTTTGCATATGAAGGCATTAATGCAATGAAAGAACAAAAGGATAAGATAGAAAGTGAATTTAACAAAACTTTCATGTTAGATGGTGTATTAAATGAAACTGAAAAGAATGTTACAGAATCATTAAGTGAGTATTTTGAGACTGGAATAAATAAGCAAATGCAGTTAAAAGAAGATATTTACGGAATATTAAATGAAACTTTTGTAGATCACAGTAAAGATTTAGATACTGCTATGGCAGAAATAAAAGAAAAATTAGCGGAAATGAAAGCTCTTGAATTAGAGTATTCAAAAGCAGATAACGCATATGAAAAAGCCTATGCACAAAACCAATATATAAATGATGCAGAGAAGGTTAGTGGGTTAGATAGTGCTAGTGAATTATTAAAATCAAGGGCAGATGAACATAATAAACAATTAGATGAAATTGATAATAATTATGCAGGAACTTTAGCATATTATGATTCATTATTAAGTAACAATAATATAACAGATGAAGAAAAGAATAATTTTGAAGCAGGGAAAACAGAAGCGCTAAAAACAAGGAAAGAAGCTTTGAAGCAGGCAGAAGAAGATTGGAAATCGGATTTAGAAACACTATATAGTGCATATCCAAAAGCAAAAGATCAAAATGGAAGAAGTTTGTTAAATGAAGAAACAGGTGCAATCTTTAGTAAGCCTGAACTAAAATCTCAGGATACTATGGCTAAAATACAAAATTCGCATTCACAGTTAGAAGGAATTACTCAAAGTGGTGTATATGCATTAAAAAATGATTTGAGTGGAAATTTAGAACAATTGTATGTAAGTGTAGACGAAAAAACTGGTGCAATAAAATCAATATTTAATGCAACAACTAATGATATTGGATCATATTCAGATAAAGAAAAAGAGAAAATGGATTCATTAAAAGATTCATATTCAAGTGCAGGTAAAGAAATTAATTATTTATTAGAAAGTCATGCGAGGTTAAATACATCAACAGGTGAGTTGATGAGTGCCGCTGGAACAACTATAACAAGTTTAGAAAATGTTACAGCGGCAGGAGATGGTCTTATAACTGGAATAATGGAAATAAACAATACTCCATATAAGGTTACATGTGATTTAAGTGGAACTATTCAAAATATCCAATCAGTAACAGATGCTACAGAGTCAATGCCTAAAGAATCAGCAATCGATGTAACTACAGATGGAACAGCACAAGAAACAAAATCAGAAATTACTTCAGTAATTACTAAAGCTGATGAAGCAGACGGAAAAACAATTACTATTACGACTATATTTAAAAAAGTTTCTCAATGGTTTGATGATATATTTAAAGGTAATTCTGAAGTAGATAAAAATGCAAATGGTACCCATTATTCAGAGTCAGGATTAAGTACTGTAGATGAAAGAGGATGGGAGCTTGCAGATAGAACAGTTCCAGTGATTGGACAATATAATAATAATCCTTTAGTAAATTTGCAAAAAGGAACTAAAATTAGAAATCATATGAACTCTGTAAATGACATGAGAGCGGCAGTTCAACAAGAAGTAGCTAGGAAAACACCAAAGCAAAAGGTAGAAGTATATCAACCACAAGTAGCAATGGCAGGTGGGGGAAATCAATTTAGTTTTGGAGGTATGAATATAAATGTTAATGGCAATCAAGATGTAGAAGCAATGATTCAGGAAGCTATGCAACAATTTGGACAGAATTTAAGAGATGCATTCTCAAATATTAAAAAATAAGTTATAATGTGGTATAAAAGGGGGGCGTTCAATTGAATGGTAAATTAAAAATAAAATATTTATCTAGGTTTATATTGAGTATATCTTTCATTTTATTTATCGGTGTATATATACATAATTATAGTCAAAATAAAATTGATAAATTAAATAGAGAGAAACGTGAAAAGATAATTCAGGAGCAAAAGGAAAAAGAATTAAAACTTAAAGAATATATAAATTATATATCGTCAAATATAGGAGAAAAAAATGAAATAAAATATGATGTAAAAAGTGAAACAATTTATATAAATTTATATAAGCAGGTTTCAGAAAATATGCCTGATTTAATTGAAAAATACAATTTAAATAGTGAATCTAAAGCTGAAATATCAGAAAAGATAGGGTTGGATGATTTACAAAATGAATATATGAGCTTATATAATAGTTTTATCAGCAAACAAAGGGATTATGAAGTGGATTATAAGCTCAATATGATATTAAAAAATACAAGTGGAGAATCAGATGATATATTCATAATTAGTGATGGTAATATTTCAGATAAAATTTATAGGGATAAAAAGGAATCAAATTATACGACAGCTATCAAACAAACATATGTAGCACGCTTTGGTCAATTTTTAGAATGTAATGTAAATGGAAGTACTGCCGTTGTAAAATTTAAAATAGAGCCAAGCACAAGTAATAAAACAACTATAGATCAGAATGGATATAATATTGAAGATATGATATTAAACCAGGGAGCAGATAAATATGATGAAATACAATATTGGGCGGTTGCAGATATGACAGATGGTTCTGAAAGTAAGGTTATTTCTTTTACAGTTGATAAGGATTTAATAAGTATGATTAAGAATAAACAAATAGTAGGAAACCAGATTGTTGATTATGGAAAAGATTTATGGATATTACCAAGCTTGAAATGATAATATTTTGAGAAAAATTTGAGAAAATAAAAACAAAAATAATGATAAAATATAAATAAATAGAAAAATAATTATAGAGCACTTGGATTTATTCCAGGTGCTTTTGCTATGTAAAAGTTCCAAGCGATTGGAGTTTTGGAAGGAGCTGATTTAGATAGATATATATTTAATTGAAGAATTCAGCAATACAACAATTCACTTTCCAGTTAATCCATTAGAAAAGATATCAGCACCTAAAAAAAGAAGATACAAGACAGAAGAAATATTAAATGTTGGTGAAGTTGATATAAAACAATATGGAAAAAATATAAGAGAAACATCATTTAATTCTTTATTTCCTATTGAATATAATGAAAGTTATTGTGTATGTATGCCAACAATGTCACCGCAACAATATATGAATAAAATTAATGAATGGGTTGATGCAGAGTTAGATACAGTTCAGCTTAGATTAATAATAGCAGAATTAAGTATTAATGAGATAGTAAATATAAGCCAATTTGAACCGGAAGTAAGGGGTGGAGAAGTCGGAGATATATATTTCAGTATAGCATTTAGAACTCACAAACCCTTATTAATCGGATATATAGATAATTCACAAAGTTCATATCAAGGTGGACTAATTGATTATGGTAATAGATATTTTGGTGATGATACTTACTCTGATGGAGATAAAATAAAAATTGTTATTACTGCTACTGTATATGAAGAAGATAGTCAAAATAGTACAGGACTTGGATATGCATACGAAGGAGAAACATATACTGTTTATAAACAGTGGGGAGATTGGTTATCAATTTATTGGGGCTCATCTGGTGGATATGTACATAAAGGTTTTGTAACTAAAGCGTAGGTGGTGATATATTATGGATTTAGTATTGAAAAATAAATATAAGATAGAAGGACTATCGTTATCTGGATCACTTAAAGAATCCATAGACACTATTTCTTATACTATGAATTTTGAAATATTAAAAAATTATGCACTTGCAAATAAAATAGGATTAACAAAAGGTGATTCTATAGAATTTTACGATAAGGGATTCTGGTCAAAAGAAAATAAGAAGATTTTTTCAGGCGTGATTTGGACAACAAATGAAAGCGATAAGACAATGAGAATATCACTTGAATGTAAAGAAAGAACGGTTTATTTGGAAGAATCAGAAGATGAATTATTGTTATATGATGGTCATACAGCAACTCAAAGAGCTACTAACATATGCAATGATTGGAGTATACCAATAGGAAATTTTGCAGATACAGGAATAGGATTATCTAAAGATAGAAGAAAAAATTCATTATATACAATGATGTGGAGTGATCTTAAAGAAACTGCTCAAAAGGGTGGAAAGTTGTATTGCTACAGAATGGGCACTTCTCTTGATTTAATTGAACTAGGCACAAATGAAGTTATATATAAACTTGATGGAATTATCGATGATCCAAGTCGTAAAAACACATTAGATGGAGTTGTAACTCAAGTAAAGGTGCTTGGAGAAAATAAAAGTAAGGAAGAAAGTCCGGAAATTTCACCTATAGTAGGAGTATTCAAACAAGGAACTGATGATTATGGAACTATACAAAAAATAGTACAAGATAGTAAAGTAACTGATTATGCAACAGGACAGGATAAAGCAAACTCTATGTTTTCTACAGGTGAAGATACATGGACTTTTAAATGCGTTAAAGATATTCCAGATATACGTGCAGGAGACAAAGTATCATTATATAATAAAGATTATTACGTAACTGAAATCACACATAATTTAGGTGATGCAGATAGCATGACAATGAATGCTATGTCTACTTTAGATGATATAAGGAGGAAATTTTATGCCAAATGATATTTATAATGAAATTGCAAGAGTAGTACATGGAAATACAAATCAATCAATATCAGCATCCAATTATGGAACTGGTATGGCGTTAGCAACTGTAACTGAAAGTGGATTACTAGTAGATGGAATAAAGCAAGAATATCCTAAAGGTGATTATTGGATTTTGGATAATTTAAAAAATACTGATAACATTACAACAGAATCAGCTAGTGGTCCAGAATCACATACACATACAATAAAAACACCCAGTAATCAATTAGCTATAAAGGTGGGAGATAGAGTATTAGTTGCTGTAATGGGTATTAATGCTGTTATTGTTGGGAGGATTTCTAATGGCTAATTTATTTCCTACAAATAGTATTGAATCTGTAACTATTAAAGAAAATTCTACATTTGAATTAAAAGGATCATATGCTATTGATTTTGAAACAATGACATTTATAAAGAACCCAGATGGAACTATAAAAATATTAAATGGTTATGATGCTTATATACAATGGTGCCAACTTGCTATAATGACAATAAGAAATAGATTTAAGGCATATACTTATAGGTTTGGTAGAGAAGAATTGAATAAGGAATTAAATAAAGAAGCTACAGAAATGGAGCTTGCGAGAATCACACAGGAAGCATTAATGGTGCATCCAAATACAAAAAGTGTTGATTCTTTTTCTTTTACTTGGAAAAATGGAGAAGTTTATTATGAATACAAAGTAACTCCAATTAAAGGGCAAAGTAAAGTATTAAAAAATACTGAGAAGGTGGGATGATAATTAATGACAATATCAATAGATAATTACATTCCGGATTATCTTAAGGAAACATCAGAAGATGTATTAAAGAGAGCTATTTCAAACGCTCCATCTAATATTAATACGATGGAAGGAGATATATTTTGGAATTCTGTTAAGCCTTTTTCAGAAGAAATTGCAAAATTTAGAAGGGTATCATTACTACAGATATTAAAGCTAGGAATTACTCAAACAGCCACAGGAAAATTTTTAGATCTTAAAGGTGAAGCTGAAGGTATACCAAGGAAAAGGGGTTCGGCTGCAATTCACAAGATTAAAATATCAGCGAAAGAAGGTACTAGAATAAGTGCTGGAAGAGTTGTATGTACTACAAGAACCGAAGATCAAGCAGCAATAGAATTTTTGGTGCAAAATACAGTAATCGTTGATGATTCAGAAATATCAATAATTGAAGTTGAATGTACTGAGATAGGAACAATCGGAAATGTGGCAATAGGAAATATTAATATGTTTTCTCAAAATATAAATGGTATTATTTCTATTGAAAATATAGAGATAATTAAGTTTGGTGTTGATGATGAATCAGATGAGAACTATCTTGAAAGAATATTAGAAAATGCTTCAAATACCCCAAGTAGTGCTAACGATGCGCATTATGAAAAATGGGCTAAAGAATGTACTGGAGTTTCAGAGTGTAAGGTAATTCCACAATGGGATGGGGATGGAACAGTTAAAATAATAATTGTTGCAGATGGACATAAGGCTGCAACTAAAGAATTAGTTAATGAAGTAAATAATTATATAGATCCATATCCTAAGATGGGTAAAGGACAGGCACCTATTGGAGCAGAATTAACGGTTGTAAGTTGTATAGAAAAAGCAATTAATATTAAAGTCAAATTACAATTATCTGATGGTTATATATTAAATATATGCAAAGAAAAATTTGGTGTAATGTTAGATACTGAATTAAAAGAAATGCCATTTAAAACTACTAAATATATTTCTATAGCACAGTTAGGTAGGTTAATTCTTGATATTCCAGGTGTAATTGATTATACAGATTTATATTTAAACGAATCGGTATCTAATTGTATTTTAGCTGAAGATGAGATTGCCATAAAAGGCATTTTAGAATTGGAGGCGATATAGTTGGATATCACACAATTCAATTCTAAATTAAATAAGTTAGATGGAAATATATATACAATAGAAGAAGTTGTTAATCCAATAGCTGGCGTTTATGAAAAAGAATTAGCACATGATAATGTTGAAGTAAACACAATTAACATTTATACAAAAAGTAAGCTTACAGGAACTAAGATAAATACATATACAACTTCTACACCTTCTCTAACTCCATGGAAAACTATTATTAAAATATTTTCTACAGAGCCAGTTTTATATATTACTTATGAAACTACTGGAGATACAGTAGAAGCAGAGGATATTAATAATGTGCAGGCTGCTATTAATATTACTCAGGAAGAGGTAAATGATGAAATAGATAGGGCTACAGATAGAGAAAATACAATAGAGAATAATCTTAATACAGAGATATCTAGGGCAGAAAATAAAGAGACTGAAATTAATAATAATCTCAACACAGAGATAAGCAGGGCAAAGAAAGCTGAAAGTGATGAAGTGACAAGGGCGAAAGCTAGTGAAAAAACACTTACAGATAATCTTAACTTAGAGATTAGCAGGGCAAAAGCTAGTGAGAGTACCTTAACAGATAATCTAAATAAAGAAATAGAGAGAGCACAAAAAGCCGAAATGGATGAGGTTACTAGAGCGAAGAGTGCAGAAAAAATCATTACAGATAATTTAACAAAAGAAGTTAATAGAGCTAGTAGTGCTGAAGGTATATTAACAGATAATTTAAATGCTGAAATTACAAGAGCCAAAGACTCTGAAAACACATTGAACACTAATTTAACAAATGAAATAAACAGAGCAAAATCGGCTGAAAATACGTTAACTACAAATTTGGCTACAGAGGTTACAAGAGCTATAAATGCAGAAAATAGTATAAAAAATACTATAAATACCAATAAGCCATTTTGGGATGATAAATATACTAAAGCAGAAATTGATAATAAAATAAATGAAGTTATAACAGATTTAGATTGGAAAGAAAGTGTGACAACATTTTCTGATTTAAGTAAAAATTATCCAAGTCCACAGGATGGTTGGACCGTTAATGTTAAAGATACAGATATTACTTACAGATGGAGTGGTAGTACTTGGGTTGCCATAAGTGCTAATTCTATTCCATTAGCAACAAGTTCTGTAGATGGTAAGATGTCAAAAGAAGATAAAACATTTTTAGATATAGTTAGGTCATTATGGGTGAGTGTTACTTCTCATATTAATGATACAGTAAAGCATATTACAAGCACAGAACGTACAAACTGGAATGATGCTGATTCTAAAAAGCATACTCATGATAATAAATCTGTTTTAGATGGAATTACAAGTACACTAATTACAGCTTGGAATAGTGCTTATTCTCATATAAGTGATGCTGTAAAGCATATTACAAGTGCTGAGAGAACTTTATGGAATACAGTATCTAATAAACTTGATAAAAGTGGAGGAACTTTGACAGGAAAACTTACTATACAAGGTACTGCTCAAAGTAAACCACTTAATGTAAGAGGAATAAATGGAATAATATCAGATAACACTGGTGATGACCACCTTTTTCTTAATTATGGAACTACTGGCAATGTATTTATAAATCGTGACGGAAATTATGTATATACTTATGATAATTTAAAGAGAGTATCTCAACTTAGTAATGACGCTGGTTATATAACTAAAGATCAAATAGATACTTCCCAAAATCATGTTCATACTAATAAAACTACATTAGATAAAATTACAGAAGATAACTTAACTAGTTGGAACGGTGGAGTGAGAAGAACTGCTATGATTGGTTCAGATGTAGATGGTACTAATGGATGGTATAAAGTAGCTGAACAAACTTGTAGTAGTTATGGAAACCAAAACATTACTTTTATGGTTACTTCAACTTATGGAGCAACTAACTTTGGCTTGCTTCATCTGCAAATACGATCTGATAATACAAGTATATATTGTTCAAGATTTGGTTGGTTAAGTAGATTTGGATTTGATGTTAATAACTTTATTATAGTTGTTAATGGAATGAAGTGGACTTTATACGCTAATCAGACAAGTACAAGATATGGAAGAATTGCTTTTGAAATATTATCTGCTTTTGCAATAGATAGAAAAAATGATGCTTGGCCATTAACCTTTAAAGATAATAATACAAAAGAAACTACAGCACCAACAGCAACTACAAAAAGTTCAGATATCGCTACAGCTAATCATGCCAATTCTGCAACTATAGCAACACAAGATAGTGATGGAAACCAAATTAATACAACTTATGTTAAAAAAAGCACTACATGGAATGAACTGGAGGGAATATAGATGTATTATGGACAATCCAAGTATGGAGTATCTAAGTATGCAGAGAATATGCCTTCAGAGGAAGAATTAAAAAAGTATTTTGTTAACTTATCTAAATATGTACCACAATTTATTTATGAGTTTCCAGAAATGGAGGCTATTTATTATGTTGAAGGTTTAGAATTAGGATTGTTAAAATGGCAGATTGAAGATGTTTTAAAACAATTTAATGTTGATACTGCAACATGGGGACTTAGAATTTATGAAGATAAATATGGCATTCAATATAATCCAAGTATGAGTTATGAAAGTCGTAGAGAAGTAATAAAAGCAGCTATACGTGGAAAAGGTGTAGCAGATACATATAGAATAAAAATTGTTGCTGAGAGCTTTAGCGGTGGTGAGTGCAATGTAATACGTCATGACAGGGAAAAATACTTTACTATACAATTTGTTGGGATTAAAGGAATTCCAACAAATATGCAGGCACTTATTAATGAGATAAAGAAGATTAAGCCTTCGCATATGGGATTTGATTTTAAATATACGTACACTTCATGGGATTACTTAGATAATAAAGATTTATCTTATAACAGTGCTGAAAGTATCAAATGGGATGATATAGAAATTTATGATTAAGGAGATGATAGAATGAGAATTAGTTCTAATTATGGATTAAAGCTAATGGAAGGAACAGACAATGTTAAAAGACAGGACTTCGTAGATAATTTTACAAAGATAGATACAGAAATGAGAGAGATAGAAAATGAAGCCTATCCAATAGTAGAAGCTACAGGAACAAATGCATATATTGGTGATACTGCAAGGATTCAATCTTTAGGTAAAGGAACTAAATTAACTTTATTTGTAGGCGCAAATGCTAATGGTAATTGCAGCTTAAATTTAAATTCTTATGGAACTAAGAATATTAAAGATAGCAATGGGAATATTGTTACAAATATGAAAGCTAATATACCATATAATCTTTGTTACAATGGTACGGATTTTATATTACAGGGTAAAGGAGGTGGTGGAAACTTAATCCCTAAGTATTTATTAGCTGGTTATTATGGAGAAGGTGATAATGGACGAGTAGATGGTGCTATGGTTAATAGAGGTGCACCAACATCTAATTTAAATTGTGGAGGAGTTGTTAATTTACAGGAAGGTTATTATGCTGGTGGACAAATTATAGCTAATAGTTTAGCAAGTCAAACTGGTGGAGCTACAGCAGATGATACTAAAGTATTAAATGGGTATAAATACTGGAAGGATGGAGTACTTAGAACAGGTAATGCTACAATACAGAGTTTAGGTGGTATGCCTATTGAGAAGTATACTTTTACAAAAAGTACTGCATATGGAACTGAGGAGTATTTTAAATTTGGTTCAAATATAGCAAACACTATTTATGGAAAACACATAGTAATAGACGTTGGCAATGGATACTGGACAAACATCTATGCTGATGGGGTAGCAAAAGACTATTATCTTAGATCTGGGAGTAGTAGTAATACCTATGGAAGTGGGTCAGCTATAAAATTATTACCAGATGAAGATAAGGTACAATTTAAAATGGATAAGTATACCAATGCGGGTGTTACAATAGATTTATTAGTGATTAATATTTATATATAATTTAAAGTAGGAGGATATAAAGATGAATAAAATTTTAGCAGTGTATAACAAAAAGACTGGAGACTTACTATTTATTCAAAATGGAGTTCAAGAAGAATATGCTTGTTTAACTGCATTAGTTGCAGATACTAAAGAAGTTATAGGAGTAGACTTAAGGACTAATAGCTTCATTTTGGCAGATAGACAAGCAACTACAGAAGAAAAAGAACAACTTAAGAGAGAATTAGAATCTAAGAATAAAGAATTAGAAACTACAAAGCAGGAATTGTTGAAAACACAGGCTGCTGTAGTGGATGTAACTTATAATAATTTATTAAAATAGAGAGGATGATGTAAAATGACTAAAATTTTAGAAAACTTAATTAACAACAAATATTATTCAACAAAGGAAGAAGTAGAACAGAAGCTAAATGTATTCTTTGCATTTAACGTTCTTACTCAAGAAGAATATACAAAATTAATGCAGCTTGCAGAAGAAAAGTATAAAGAAACTACTACAGAAGAAACAGTTACAACAGAGTAGAGTGTAATCAAATAAAAAGTAATAAGAGCAAAGTTTAAGCACCAGTAGGTGTTTTTATTTTTGCTTAAAATAAGAGAGGAGACAAATAGTATGTTTAATAAAAAAGTATTTGAAGTCTATCTTAATCAAGAAGGGGAGGATTGTAATGTTCAAATAGAAATTAATACAAATATTGAAGCAGATGGATTAATTACAGAAATTGAATTGAAGCAAATAAAAGATATCACCTTCAATATATGTAAAAGAATAAATATTAAAAATGGGGATAATGAACTAAAATTACCTAGCAGACTTAATTAATTTCTTATACAAAAAACCATTCCATATCTTCCTAATATTAACTGTAAAATGTATAATTAATATTACTTGGACAATAACTTAGGAGGATTTATGAATTTACAAAAAATAAAAGAACTTGAAAGTCTAAAGGAAGAATTAAAAAAATACGGCTCAGAATATGAAAAATTATCTGATGTGAAAAGACATAATTATATTATTGAAGTTTATGATGACTTTATTTCTTTTTTTAAAGAGCAAGGGTTTAAAATTAATGATGGACCTAGAGAATTAGAAGCTTCTTATGGAAGTACTAAAATAAGGATTGACAAATATAACGAAGAAGAATGGTATATGGGATGCTATGCTGTATGGCATATGACATGTTCAACAAATAAGTCTAAATATAGAATATTGTTAAATACTTTGGGTAAACATTCTCATATTAGTATGTCATATGGCACGCCAAAAGAACTTTCAGAAGATGAAAAATTAGATAAAAATATTGAGGATACAAAAGAAGCTATTATTAAAAAGAAAAAAGATATAGAAGAGTTTGATACTGTAAAATTAGGATATGGATTAATTGATGAAAATAATAAAAAATCTAATAACCAATATCCTCAATTTGAAAGTATGAAAGAATTATTAGAAAGTATATTTAATTAAATTATAAATAATTGTCCAAGTTAGGATATAGCAGAAATGTTATATCCTTTATTTTGATTAAAAATCCAAGCGTTTGGAAATATGAAAAGGAAGGTTACATATGAATGAAGAACTAGTTAGACATGAACTTGATACACATAATATAAGGCTTAATGATCACTCAAAAAGATTAGATAAATTAGAAAGAGAAGGTGCAGAACTTAAAACAGAAATTAAAAATTTATGTGATAATTTAAAATCTTTAACAAGTATGATGAAGTGGTTCACAACTGCTATGATAGGAGCTTTTATAAGCTTCTTTTTTTATGCAGTTCAAAATAATATTTTTAAATAATGGAGGAATGTAAAATGGAAATGAATTTAATGGAGTATGTGCCAAGTCACTTAGCAATTTTAATTGCATGTATTTATGTTGTAGGAGTATTTCTTAAGAATTTAAATAGTGTACCAGATAAGTATATTACTATAATTCTTATGCTGTTTGGAATTACTTTTGCTGTGTTACTAAGTATAATAAACGCTCAATATAAAGTAGCTTTAGATGTAATTGTTAATGGTATATTACAGGGGATCTGTTGTTGGGGTGTATCTGTTGGAATCAATCAAACTGCTAAGCAACTTACAAGAGAAGAATAATTATGGCAGCCTTAGGGTTGTCTTTTATGTTTCAAAAATTAATTATAAAGGGAGTGTTATTCAATGAATATTATTGATGTAGGATTAAATTATGGAAGCATGTCATATGGTAATAGACCAAAGGAAAAGATAGTTCACCATATTGAAGCTGAAGGTAGCAACTGGACTGTAGAATTTATTCATAATATGCATAGAACAGACCCAAATTTTAAGTTTAGTGCTATAGGATATCATTACTATATAAGATTAGATGGTTCTATCTATAAAGGTAGACCAGATAATGCAATTGGAGCACATTGCCAAGGAGCAAATACAAATACGTTAGGTATTGCGTTTGAAGGTAATTATGATAAAAGGACAGTAATGCCAGATGCTCAATATAATGCTTGGCGTGAATTAAGTGATTATCTTGATTCTATTTATGGTATTATTCCAACTTATGGCCATAGAGAAAGAGGTAGTTCAGAATGCCCAGGAAAATACTTCCCATTAGATAAGGTAAAGGAATGCGATCCAATTCAATCTATAAAAGGAAGTTGGGAACTAGATTCTAATGGATGGTGGTTTAAGTATTTTGATGGAACTTGGCCAACAGGATGGGCTAAACTGGTTGTATCAAATAATGATAGTTCTTTAGGATGGTTTTACTTTAATGAAAAAGGATACATGGAAACTCAATGGATAATTCCAGATGGAAACTGGTATTACTTAGAAGATGATGGAAGAGCACGTCAAAATGAATGGGCATATGACAAGAAATTATCTAAGTGGTATTATTTTGATGATAACTGTGTTATGACTAAATCTAAATGGATTAAATGGAATAATGAATGGTATTATTTAAAGTCAGATGGTTCAATGGCCACAGGATGGATAAAAGATAATGGAAAAGATTATTTACTATATTCAAATGGAGCAATGGCACATGATACTATAGTTTATGGGTACAGATTTGATAGTAATGGTGTGGCTACTAAAATTTAATATGATATAATGTTCTAGGCTAGACTGCACAATATAGCTTTAACATTGGGTGAATATGAGTATTTTACTTGTATTCACCTTATTTTTATGGAATTTTATAGAAAAACTATTGACAAATTATACTATCGATAGTACAATAAGAGTATGGAAAGGAGGTAAGAAAGTGATTAATAAATTAAAAAAGCTTGATAAACTACTGGGAATAGTCATCAAGCTACTTATAAAAATAGCAATTATAAAAGAAATCATATCAAGAATTCTTTCATAAATTGCAACTCTAAAAAGGGGATTTAATCCCCTTACTAAAATAATAATACATTAATCACTTTTAATCAATATGAAAAATATAACTCTAATTTTAAAAATACTAATGAAAGTAATAATTATAATTGCTTTAATTTATTTTATTATTAAATATTAGAAAGAAGGTGAATTTGTGGAGGAAAAGAAGAATGCACAAACAGAGGCTAATAAAAAGTGGCAAGAGCAGAATAGAGAAAAAGCAAGGTATTTAAGAAATAGATCTACTGCAAGAAGTTTTATTAAAAAGCAAGCAACACTTGAAGATATAGAAGAACTTGAAGAATTAATTAAAGAAAGAAGAAAATTATTATAAATAAAAATACAGCATATAAGACTAATTTCTTATGTGCTGTATTTTTATTTTTATGCATAAATTTATATAAAAGCTTTTAAATAAAATATAGTATAGTTATAATATTATGGAAAAGCAGTCCTAAATATAGTATTATGTAAGTATAATTAATAATAAAATTAATATATTTTAGAAAACAGAAATAAGGGGTAAAACAATGTGTGAAGATTTAGGGAAAGTAATTTCATTTATAAATATGAAAGGTGGAGTTGCAAAGACAACATTAACCATTAATGTTGCTAAAAGATTATCTGAGTTAGGTAATAAAGTTTTGGTAGTAGATATGGATCCACAGTTTAATGCAACTCAAAGTTTGCTTTTATATGGGACAAGTTATTACAATATATCAAAAGATAGTGATTTAGATGAAAAGCTACTTGAAGAGGAAACAAAATCATCAGAATTTTATCAAAATCTATCTGATAATAAAAAAACAGTATTACAAATGTTTGAATCATCAAACATTGATAAGCCACTTGATAATGCTAGCGTTACACAAAATATATGTAAAAATTTATATTTAATACCGGGAGATTTAACAATGGCAAAAGAAATTGCAGGAGATACTTCTGGTAAAGTTGGAGCTGTATTTAATCATTTTGCAGATAATAACATACTAAAAGATTATAAATATATACTTATAGATTGTCCACCAACATGGTCAATATTGACACATGCAAGTTTATTTGCTTCTGACTATTATGTTATTCCTAGCAAAGTGGATTTGTATTCTTCTATAGGAATAAAATTGCTAGAACAACAAATAAATGAAAAAATATATAATGATAGAGTATATAAGATGACAAATAGAAAGTTGAATAGATTAGGAGTTATATTTACATTGGTACATAAAAATATAAAGAGTGAAGCATATAGGAAAAGTAGCCTAAAGAGTAATTTTGAAGACATAGATTTTTTTGATGCAGATTTACCATACATACCATCTGTTCCTACACGATTTATTATGTTTGATGAAGCCAAAAGTGATTCAAAATACTCTGAATTAATAAACTCGATTGAAAAGATTACTGACGAAATAATAAGTAAATTGTAAGGAGAAGTAAATAATGAATGAAGAAAGATCATTAGAAGATATTAAAAATGATATAAAAATAATTGTATCTAATAGGCTAAGTATGTATCAAAGTAAATTATTATTTATGGGACTTATATATGAAATTATTTTAAGAAAAGACTTATTTCCCAAAAACTCAAATTTAAAAACATTTATTGATAAAGTAATCATAAAATATTTAGATATTAATGAACCATTTAGAGACTATTTGTATGATTCTAGAACATTATTAGGTTCAAGAATTCAACGTATTATTTTAAAAGAAGTAGAATATTCAAAAATAATACAAATGGTAAAAGAAATCTATGAAATTTTACCTGGAGATGAGGTTAAAAACTATAAAAACAAAAAAAGTATAGATATTAATAAAGAGGTAGTTAATTGGATGAACTTTATTGGAGAAAATAAATA